GTGTCGTTCCGAATTCTTTACGAGGTGTTCCGCACCCGATTTGAAGGCAGCAAGCTGCCCTCTCCGGAGGCAGTCAAGCACACGCGCGCCGTCGGCGATTTGGTCTACATAGAGCGGGTGCCAGGCGCCCGGCCGGGACGCGGGGTGTGGGCCGCGATGCTGCTGCGCGATGACCGCGAGACCTACATCATTCCGGTGCTGGACCGCGCTCGCCTTCGAAAGATCAGTGGAGGCATTCTCATCAGCGGCATCGAGATCGTGCCGCGCGGCCGCGGCATGAAGAACATCCGCTCCGACAACTACCCGCAGACCTGGTGGTGCCGCCCAGTCGCGATGACGAACAGCGGCTTCGAGCACGACGAGATCCCTCGACCATCACCGGCCGAGTCACGCCGCCAAGCCAGGGAGTTCGAGCACTCGGCTGAAGCGGTGCGCATCGCGGAGGCGATCAACCGCCGGCCGACCCGCAGGATGCCCTACAACCCGGAGACGGCCTCGGGAAACAGCCCAGGCTATTTCTGAGGCCCCTGCCCTATCCTCCGCCCATGTGCAGCAACTACGAAGCTGTTTCCCGCAAGGACCGCCTGCTGTCGTTCTTCGGGGTCATCCGAGAGGACGATGACCGTCCGGTGCTCACCTGGCCAACGGGCATGGCTCCGTTCATCCGACTTGCCGAAGACGGGTCCGGCAACCGCCGCGTCGATGACGGTGCTTTCGGCCTGCTGCCCGGGTTCGCCAAGGAGCTCGTCTACGGCAAGAAGACCTACAACGCCAAGGCCGAAACCATCGCCACGCTGCCGAGCTTCCGGAGCGCCTGGCGCACGGGCCAACGCTGCGTGATTCCTGCTGAAGCGATCTTCGAGCCCTACTACGAAACGGACGAGTCGAAGTCCGTGCGCTATCGCATCCAACAGCCTGGCGAGGTACCCATGGGCCTCGCCGGGATCTGGGAAAAGTGGACGACCCCGGAAACCGGCGAAGAGCTTTTCAGCTTCGCGATGATCACGATCAACGCTGATGGCCATCCGGTAATGTCGCGCTTCCACCGGCCCGGCGAAGAGAAGCGCATGGTCGTGATCCTTGATCCTGAGGACTACGACGACTGGCTGAGCTGCCCCGTGCACGAGGCCCCGCGCTTCCTCCAGCAATGGATGGGACAGCTGGAAACCCACGAGGCGCCGCTGGCCCCGCGGTTGAAGAAAGAGCGCCCCACTGGCGAGCGAGCTCCGAAGCGCGCAGCCAAGGGAACACCGACACCACCTCCTCCGCAGTTGGACCTCTTTTAGACCCTCTACGATCGCGCCATGACGACTCGCCCACGCATCTACCTTGCCGGCCCTGATGTTTTTCGGCCGAACGCGGCCGAGCACTTCGCCGTGCTGACGGCGGTATGCGACTGCCTCGGCCTGGAGGCATTGGTGCCGTTCGACGATCAGGTAACCGCAGCGACCTCGCCGCAAGCAATCTACGAGGCGAATATGCAGAAGCTGCGAGCGGCACAGGGCGTGGTGGCCAACCTTGAGCCCTTCCGCGGCGCTGAGCCGGATTCAGGCACCGTGTTCGAGGTGGGCGTGGCGGTGATGCTCGGGCTTCCAGTTGTCGCCTACGGTGTGCCGCCAGGCGATTACGTAAACCGCGTTGGCGAGCGTGCACCGCTGCACCGCGACGCTGGCGGAGTGCTCCGAGATCCGGACGGGATGGAAGTTGAGGACTTCGGCCTTCGGCTGAACCTGATGCTCTCGCACTCAGTCACCCAGGCCGCTGACGCCGAGGACGCGCTGAAGCAGCTTGCCGAACTGCTGAAGGCCTCGGCTTAGGGCTCAGTCAACGCGTCGGCGTATCGCTCGCAGATGGTGCCGGCGCCGTGGGAAGCGTCAGCGAATCGCCCCAGCTCCCGAAGAGCCGCTCCACTCCCGCCGAGCAGCTCGGTAAGCAGATCGAGGGCGGCTTCGGCTGGCGGGCTTCCACCGGCAACGAGGGGCGCAGCGCTGGCTGCACGGACGGCGGCGCGGAAGGCGTCGAGTTGTGCGCGCACCCGGAGCTCAGCACCAGCAGCGGAAGCAGCATCAGCACGAGCTGCGGCAATTTTTTGTTGGCCATCTTGAGTCACTCCGTCGACGCGAGCGCGCCAGGTCTGTTCTTGGGTGCGCTGCGCGCGCTCCGCGAAGCGTGCGGACTCTGCGGCTACGGCGCGGTAGTCGGCGAACTCCTTCTGCGCCGCGGCGGCATCGGTGCGAGCGTCGGCCGCGCGCGTGCGCTCGACGCATCCAACGCCCCACCCAGCGACCGCGACGGCCGCCAACAGCCATATCGCAATGTTGCGCAGATCCGGCATGTCAAGCGACCTGCAGTGCGGCCACGATGTCGGCGGCCGTGCTGGCGGCCGTGAGCGTGCCGATGGCGGTGATTGCGCCGGCACTGAGCCTGGGCGTGTTGCCGGCCAACGCTGTGCCAGCGGCGGTGCCCACTGCCAAGTTCGAGGTGCCGGCGCCGATGGCGGTTCGCGCCGCGGCCGCATCCGCTCCCGCAGCAATGACGGCAGGCTTGCTGGTCACCTCGCTCCACGCGGGCGCATAGTTGCCCGCCTTGGCCGTGGCCGCTGTAGTCCCGATCGCTAGGCTGCTGGTGCCTGCGCCGATAGCCGAGCGTACGGCAGCGGCATCGGCCGACGTCAGGACCGATCTTCCGATCGCGCTCGCATCGGTGATGTCGTCGGACGTGACCGTCGACGGGCCGCCGGAACCTCCATCCGGCGTACCCTTGATAACGACTTGCACCACTTCGTCGGGATAGAGGGCGACAGCGAACGGCGGGCCGAAGGGCTGGAAGCCTTCGGCGATGCGGGCCGCCATGATCGTGTCGATCTGGTTCATCGGCGCGTGAACGAGCCGGTATTCGGTGATTGCCATAGAAGCTGTCCTTTCTGAATTGATCTACTGGGCAGCCACGCAGGCACGGTGTCGCGCCTGCTGGCGCAACCACACGCCCTTGCAGCCCTTCGGTCCCCAGTTCTGCGGCAACGCGCAGTCGCGGCCGGCCTGGAAGCGGTAGCGCGGAAGTGCATCGCAGGCGGCGCGCGGCCGCCCGGCCAGCAGCTCGCGGCGCATGCTCGAATCCGTCCAGTTGCGCATGCCGTACTGCCCCACGAAGTCGAGATAGAGATCGAACTCCTCCTGGGTCAGCTTCACGCCCGGCAAGGATGCGGCGAAGCGTTGCTCTTCCGCCCGGTTCAGGTTGCGCGCGAGCTCCTCGGCGCGCTGGCGCGTGATCGGAGGATCCGCGAGCGTTACACGCTGGCCATCTTCATAGCGGGTCGAGCCGTGCCCTATGGTCGGCACGTCGCCTTGCGTCGGGACATAGGGGTGTAGCACCTCCACACCATCTTCCCGCACCGTCACCGGCCCATCGCCCTCCTGCGCCTTCCAGGCGCCGAAGCCCGCTGCCGACAGCGTGAGAACCGCGACCGCGATGCGTACACGGCTGGGGGCGGCCATCAGTCTGTCTCCGTCGGGCGCAGAGCTGCCCATTCGCTGGGCGTGAGCACCAGGCGCGGCTTGGGTTTGATCCAGCCGATTCGCTCGAAGAAGGGGCGCCAGAACTTCTTCCAGCAGAACTCCGCGAGCAGCGCCACGGTGTAGATGGCGGCGGCTGCCGACGCGATGTTCGGCCAGTTCAGCACGAGCAGGTCGGAAAACATCGACGTCGCCTTGCTCGCGCTCTCCACGACCTGCGCCCCGGCGGCGGATGCGATCGCGGCCCCGGCCTTCACGGCGGGTGCGCTGATGGTGGTGGGGTCTTCGTTCATGCCCGAATGATTCCGGGCATGCGTTGCGAAGCGAAACCCTACAGGGGCCTCCTACACCTCCGCCCGCGCTCGCGCCGCCTCCTCGCGCATCTGGGCGCGCATGGCGCGCGGTGCCGTGTCGGCGATCCGCTGGTCCTTCGACTTCTGCATTTCCCGCACACGACGCATGACGTCGGGGATGCGGATCAGCATCGGCTGCTCGGGATTCTTGGCGTTCCAGTCGGCCACAGCCGCGCGCGCATCGCGCACCTTCGTCTCGTCCTTTTCGAAGATGCCCGCGGCCCACTGCGCGCGGATCTCCTGCGCCCGCATGTTGTAGAAGCCCTTGGCCTGCTGGTTGATGCTGTTGGCCTCCTGGATCGTGGCCACGCTCTGCGGCTGGAATCCGATCGCCTTCAGCGCCGCCTCAAGCTGGGTCGTCTCCAAGACCTTGTACCCCTTGGCGTCGCGGTACATGCCCGTTGCAGCCATGTCCACGCCCTTCGCAGCGTTGCGCACGGCCGTGGGGGCGATCTCCATCGCGCCCGCTCCAACGTTGCCTTGCGCGACCTTCAAAGCGCCGGAGAAGATGCGGCTGACGAAGTCGCCCGCGGGCCCGGCGATCTCGAGCACGTCTCGCGTGTGGTTGGTCTTCTGCTGCAGCAGGCCAGTGCCCGGGATCAGGTTGCCCATGCCCAAGCGGCCCGAGACGTCAAGCGGCGCGCCAGGCAGGCCGCTCACGCCCTTGTCGAGGAAGTCCGCGATGCCCTTCGGCAGCATGGCTTCCAGCGCTTCCTGGCGCGCCTTCTTCGCCGAGAAGTTGTAGCCCAGCAGCTGGGCCAGCCCGTCGACCGCGTCCTCGATGTCTTCCGCGAACGGCAAGCCGCCCGAGCCTCCCATCATCATCAGGGTGCCCAGCGCCAACAGCGCGGCGCGCTTCCCTTCCGGTCCACCCTGCGTGTACATGCGGTGCAGGAGCTCGAGATAGGCGATGGAGTAGGTCTTGAACGTCATCAGCGTGCCGCCGACGGCGCCGCGCCCCCACTGCATCTTCGAGGCCTTCGAATAGACGAACTGCGTCTCCTTCACGGCCCGGCTGGCGAACGCGGCAGGATCCGCCTCGCCGCGATCGCGCGCCACGCGGTATGCCGCTATGAAAGTGATGCGGCGGTTGACCTGCTCGGCCGCGCCGAAGACCTTGCCCCAGGCGAGCGAGAGGCGGGACAGCGCATTCTGTCCGGCAGCGCGCGCCTCGCCCAACCGCGTGCCGTCGCCGGCCCGCAGCGAGCCCGAGCCGCGGGCCTGGGCCATCAGCTGGTGCACCTCTTGCGGGCTGACGACGCCGTCCTCCTCGGCAGCCTTCAAGGCCTTCGCGAGATCCGGCTCGTACTGAAAGCCCTTCGTGGCCATGTCCTTGGCGGCGCCGCCCAGCGCCGCGGCCGCCTTGCGCGCTCCACCGAACTGACTGAGCCACGGGAAGGTCACCGCCACGGGTTGGGTCATGTTCACGAACGCCGACGCGATCGAACCGCCCAGGTACTGCGCGAAGAGCAGGCCGCGCACGGCCTGGGCCTCCTCCTGCGGGTTCTTCACATACTCGGCCAAGCGGACCGCCACGTCCTTCAGCTCGCCCTGCTCCTTCGGGATCGCCGTGACCGCTTCGCCCAGGTCGCCCATGTTCAGGCCGGCGGCGGTCTGCCGCGCGTTGGAGTAGATGAAGCTGGCCAGCACGCGGCCCACGTCCTCGCTGAAGCCGGCGATGCCCTTGCGGTGGATCAGGCGCCGCATCGCGCTGCGGTTGGTCTTCGTGAGCTTCAGGTACTCCTGGAAGGCCTGGTCCTGTGCGCGATCGCCGGTGGAGTCGAGGCCCAGCGCGTTGCCAAACAGCTCGAGTGTTTCCGGTGTCACGCCGGCGAACATCTTGAAGGCCTCCTCGGACAGCGTGCCCTGCCCCACGGCGTCCTCCCCGAACTCGGCGCGCATGCGCGCCGCCATCGTGTTGGCCTCGCGCGCGGTCTCGAACAAGCCGAAGTACTGCCGGTCGCCCTTCGCGTCCACGACGTCGACCGTGTAGCGGCCGAAGCGCGACAGAGGCGCGTAGCCGCGCGCCTGCAGGTCGCGCACCTTGTCGGCCCGGTCGATGATGCCGTTGGCGGTGTTCATCAGCATCGTGGAGCGGTCGGGCTGGTCGGTGGCCAGCTGCGCAAGGTGATCGCGGATCAGCACTGCGGCCGCCTGCGCGTCCGGCGCATCCATCACCATCGTGCGCAGGCCCTTCGCATCATCGCCGGCGAAGCGCAGCATGTCGGCGCGCGCCATGGTGTCGAGGCTGCGGTTCGTCGCGTCTCGGAACTCTCGGTACAGCGCGACCTGGTCATCGTTCAGCTGGAACATGCTGCGCAGCTCGGCGTCGCTCCAGACGACCCCGGGCTGCAGCATGCGCGATTCGTAGCGTGAGGCCACCGCCTTCTCGTAGGACTCGAGTGGCATGCCCTGCCAGGCCTTGAGCATGCGCTCGTCGATCATGCCGTTGCGCAGCAGGCGCTGCGCCTTCTGCTCGGCGGTGAACCCGGCCGCGGCATCGATCAGTTCCTGCACCTGCACAGGCTTGCCCTGCTCGTCTCGCGCCCAGGTCAGCGTTCCCTCGAAGACGGGCTTGGCCACTGCCGTGTTGGCGGCGGCGGAGATCGGCGACTTCTTTATGTCGCGCCACGTTTCGAGCTTCGGCAGCAGCTTGGGCGCCAGCTCAGCCGCGTCGGTCGCGTAGTGGCTCACGTCGTCGACGAAGCCCTGGGCAGCATCGAACACCGGCTTGAAGGCCGGCGAGCGCTCTGCCAGGTTGTACATGGTGCCGATAGTCTTGTGCCACCAGCTGAGCCGGCCTGGCGCGGAGAATGTCTTGTTGAGCTCGGCCGCAGCGGTGCGCGCGTACTCGCCCACGGTCGACCGGCTGAACATGATGTCCGGGTTCGACTCATCGAAGGTGCCAGCGTTGCGGTTCGCACTCTTGATCTGCGTCGGCTGGAAGGCAACGAACTCGCGCTCGCCGCCCTTGTGGTTCACGATGATGCCGTCGTAGCCACGGCTGGCGAGCTCTTGTCGGACGTAGTCCGCGTCCATTTCGGCCCCGGGCTGCTCCATCACCTCGTTGACCACGTCCATCGGGGCGGGGTTCTTGATCGACAGGTAGACCTCGAGCGTTCGACCTTCGTCTCCCTGCGCATAGCCGTCCGCCGCCTGCTTCGAGTCAGTGAAGTAGAAGCCATTGCCCCAATCGGTGTTGCCGTTGCCCTCGCCGATGAAATCGTCATCGAAGGCCGTGAAGGCTTGGTCGGTGCCGTGATAGACAACGAGTGGTTTGCCCGCGTCGTCCACCACCTTGCTGTCCCCAAACCACGCGCGGAATGCGGGCTCGTCGGTCTGGTCCGCGCCGGCGGCCGCCTCGGCCGTCGGGTTGACGCTGTAGATGCGATCGAGGACACTACGGATTGCTCCGGCACCCGCTCTGGCCTGCACCCCAGCTTCCGCTGCATCTGCACCAGTTTTGAAGGCGGTCTGCCGGAGTTTTTCTTTCAGGACTACCTCGTGCACGTACATGCGCTTGGCATTCGAGTCCGCCCTCACCAGCACTACCTCCACCATGTCGCGATCGCCAATGCGTACCGGCGCGGCCACGTGGTAGACCATGCCAGCGTCGCGCGAGCCTTCCATCGCCTCGGCGTGGATGATCTTGCCGTTCTTCAACACGTCGGGCACCGCGGCAAAGGCGGTTGCCTTGTCGCGGCCGATGCCGTGGAACAGGCTGCTCTTCACGGCCTGCCGGTCTAGCGACACCAGCCCGATACCCGGCACGTCGACCTGCGCGTTGCCCGTGCTCTCGTAGAACTGGGTCACCTTCTCGGTCAGCGGCACGCCGTCGGCCGCGAATTCTTTCCCGGTCATTGCCGCCACCGGCGCGCCTTCCAGGAACTCGCGGCTGTCGGCGTCAGCATCGGCGCCCTCTGCGCGGCTGAAGGCCAGCCGGGCGCCCGACTTGGCAGCGCCGGCACCGCGTTCCACGAACTGGCGCGCCGGCAAGATGAAGTTGCGGATGATCTCGTCGTCGGTCAAGCGCAGGCCTCGGAAGCCCGGGACGTGCTCGCGCAACCAGGTGCGGATCGCTGCCACCGCGCGCCGCACGAAGTGCAGCTCCGGAGTGTTCTGCGCCATCTCCGCCAGCACCTCTTCGGCCGCCGCCCGGCGGTCGAGCTTGCTGACGCCTCGCAGGCCGTACTCGCGGATCTTCGCGTCCACGTCCGCGCGCCGCATCGTGGCGATCTGGTTGAGCACGTCGTCGAGCTGCTTGCCGAACGCGCCGCGCAGGCCGTGGTGGCCGAGCACCTCGTGGTACAGCACACGCGCCGCATCCTCTTGGCTGGCCAGCCGTGATGCCATCAGGTAGGCCTTGCCGCGGTAGTAGAACCCCTCCGGTGCGCCGCGGGCTCCGCCGCTGCGCTGGCGCAGGTCGGCGCGGCGGGCCGCCTCGGGGACGACCGCATCGTTCATGTCGAAGGCCACCACGATCTCCGGGGCATTCCCCCAGGCGCGGCGGATGGCGTCGACCGTCTTCTGCACGCTGTGCACTGCCTGAATGCGCGCGCGCGGCGAGTACGGCATGCGGCTCAGCAGGCGCATTGCTTCAGCGGCAGCCGGCGTCATGCTTGAGAGACCGTCATCTGAGCGGCGGAACAGAGCCACGTTGCCGCCATCGCCTTCGCGCGTCTGGATCACACCGACCAGCTTGTCCAACGCCTGGTTGATGGCAATGCGCTCCGCTCCATGCGGGAAGGGGCGCTTGACGCCCCAGGGCGTCATGATGGCGGCGTTCTCCGGCCCATAGTTCAGGAATGGACTCACGCCGCCGCGCTCTGCAACCTTGTCCTCAACGTAGCCCTGGAAGGCGCGGGCCGCCATCTCGTGCGGCGAGGTCCAGTAGTCCTGTCCCCGCCCCTGGTCCAGTTCACGCGCGTCCATGGCGAAACTGGTTGGCACGGAACGGATCTTCTCGGTGCTCTGCTGCGCGTCCGCCAGCATCTTCAAACGCTGGCTGTAGCGCTGCATGTCGCCGCGCAAGGTATCGAGCGTGCCCCTCTGGTCCGCACTGAAGCCGCCTTGGCCGCGCACAGCCTTGAGAATGCCGCTCATCTTCTCCAGCACGTCATTCGTCCACCGGTAACCGGCCAGGCGCGCGGCAGCCGACGGGTTCTTGGATTGGATGCGAAGCTCCAGCGCCTCACCGTTGATGATCTGCTGGGCCAGCGTGTCGAACTCGGCCAGCTGCGCGGCCGTTGCCGGCTTGTTGTTGCGCTTGAAATAGTCGGGCAGCTTCTCCGAAAGGTTCTTCCGGATGCCTGCCAGTCGGTCCTCCACGTCCTTGCGCGACGCGCCCACGAACCTGTCGGCCTTCGCGGTGTCCTCAATGTACTGCTCGGCCTTGCGCGTCATGGTGTTCATCAGGTCGCGATAGGCCTCCTGAACCTCGGCGCACATGCCCGACCGCTCGCCCCGCGTGCCGCCGCTGGCAGCGTTGCGCTCGAAGTCGTTGTTGATCTTCAGCGATCGCGTTCCGTCCTTGTCGGTCACCCATTCGGTGGGCGCCTTGCCGTCCTGACGGCCGAAGTAGTGGTCAAGGGCATGGAACCACTCGTGCGCCAGCGACCCCGCGCCGTTCATCTTCGTCAGGTTGATGACCGCCTTCGCCGGCTCATAGTGCGCGCGCGCGCCGCTCAGTCCGCTGCCGCGGGCGCCGAAGGCCAGCGCCAGTTCGCCATTGAGGCTGATCGCGCGGGGCGGAATGCCCATCACGTCGGCCAGGTCCAGCAGGCCATCGTAGGCATCGTTCAGCAGTTGCTGCCGATCTGCCTGGTTGTTCCAGTTGCCGAACTCCACTCCGCGGAAGCCGAAGGTGCTGGTGAAGTCGTTGTCCTTCACGTCGGACTCGCGCCGCGCCGGCCCTATGCGCTGCTCGGCGGCCGGGCGGGGTAGGTCCGCCTCGCCGAAGGTCGTGTTGGTCTCGATGATCGCCTGCGCGTTTTGGAGCATGTAGCGAAGAGCATCCTCGCGCGTCTCGAAGGACTGCTCTACCACCTTCACGCGCTTGCGATCGGTCACATCGCGCCAGATCTCGAAATTGCCATCGCGCGTGGAAGTCACGCGGTGCTTCATGGCGACGGCCGCCAGCGGAATCGCCGCCTCTGCCTCCTCGCGGGTCGCGTAGGAATCGCGCCCCACCTGCCGCGGCTGCTTGAAGGCATCGAGCGAGCGGGCATCGCGAATTACCCAGCGGCCTTCCTCACTCGCATTGCGGCTCTTCGCGATCTGCGACACCTCGAACCGGCGCGCCCACGCTGGACGGCCATCCTTCGGCGCGGCCGACGCGCGCGTGCCCGATTTCTCGGCGCGGTCTTTCCGAGCGCCGCCGATCTTCTCGCCGAAGTCCACGATCTTGCCGTCGTCCGGGTCGGATTCAGACGGTGCTGCGACTGGCGTCTGCACCTCCGAGGGCGTAGCCAAGCGCGCTGCCGGCCCAACCCGCAGTTCGCGCTCGCTCGGCTGCGTACTGTGCGTGCGCTCGCGCTCGCCCGGAACGGGCTCGAACTGCGCCGGGCCGACCTTGCGCGCGGCGCGCACCGTGACCGACCAATTGCCCTCTTGGTCGGCTGGCTTGTAGCTGATAACTTGATCAAAACCTTGGCCGTAGCTGCGCACCACGTTGCCCGGCGTGAAGTACGAGGCACGGGCTTCCTCCGCCTCGCGGGCGATACGGTCGGCCTTCAGTTCCCGCTTGGCTTTGACCTCCCGAACCTTGGCAACAACACCTCGTGCAGGCTTCGCGGGTGCATCGCTTTCGCCACTGGTCTTCTCGGGCTCGGCAGCGGGCGCGGCGCTAGCCACCGCAGCCGACCGCGCCGGGGCGCTCGCGCTCGACACGTCGGTTGTGGAGCTGGGAAACTCGTGAGCAGCCGTGAGCAGGTCGTCGATGGGTGCATCCAACCGGATGACGCGGACATCGCCGCCCCGGTCACGCGCAGCGAGCCATTGGTGGTGGCCATCGAGCACATGCCCGTCGCGCGACACCAGGATGGCGCGATCGCCCCCTTGGAATTCTTTCGCCTGCTGCACGCGCGCCGGGCTGAACTCGGCCTGCGTGGGCTTGAGACTTGCCGCTGGCACGGTCTCTTCGGCGTGCGCAATTCCGCGCGCGTTCATGAAGTTGGTCATGGCGCCGCGGTGTTCGGCTTTGATTTGCGGCATCTGAGCCCGTGGCACGCCCTTGGTGCCCGAGTCGTTCGCGAACGTCGCCCACTCCCCGTTCGAGGTCTTGCGATTTGGTTCAACAGGCGGCGGCGCTACAGCGGGAGCCGCGGCAACCGGGTCGGCAGACTTCAGCTGCACCACGAACCGGCGGTTGTCGGGCACCACCTGGTGCGTGTCGCTCAGACCCGAATCGTTTACGAAGGCGTCCGCCTTCTCCTGCGACAGGAACCACGCCTTCCCTTGCTCCACACGCTGCGCCGCCTTCTCGCGCTTTGCCGCGGGCACTCCGCCGGCGGCAACCACACCGGCAGGCGCCACAGCTGGCGCTGCTGCCGACGGCTGCTCAGTGCGGCGGCCGCGCGCGCGCGAAATGCCTTCCTGCAGGCTGGCCGGTGCCGGTGCCGGCGCTGCAGTCGCGGGGGCCGTGGCCGCAGCCGGTGCGGCTACTGCTTGCGTGGGCTGGGCTTGTCCTTGCTCGATCGGAGCTGCAGCAGCAACCGGTCGCGCGCCTTCGGCGACATCTGGCGCAGTCGCAACAGGGCCGCCAGTACGTTCTTCCGGGCCTGCGGCTCGGCGGGTAGTTTGAAGGGCATCTGCAATCTCCTGTTCGTTTGCGCCGAGGGCGCGGAGGAATTGGTCATCGGTGACGTTGCGGTCGCCGAAGTCAGGCACGTCGTCCTCGAGCGCCGCGGCCATGTGGCCCTCGGTCGCGCGGTCCAGCGTGCGGAAGTAGTCGTCATAAAGCGATCGGTCGCGCTCGTCCAGGTCGGAGTAGTCGAGGACGGGCGGGGCGGCTCGGTTCGCCGCCGCGACCTGTTCCTGCTCGGCGAGCGCGGCCGCATCGGCTTGCTGCTGCGCATCCTGCAGCACCTGGCCGTGCACACCGGAATCGACGGCAATCGCCGCGCCGGCGGACAGCGGGCCTGCTGCGGGGTCAATGCCCATGGCTTCCGACGGTCGGACCGGTGCTGCACGCTCCGCCAACGCCAGGCCGCCAGTATCGAATTCGCGCTGCGCCGCGTTCGGGCTGGCCTCGAACGGCACTCCGTCCGTCGGTACCGTCGGCATCACCTCCAGCGGCGGCCGGCTGCCGGGGTCACGCGGATCGAAGGTGCGCTGAATGCTGGCCCCTCCGCCTTCCACGCTAGGCAGCGCATCACCGGGCGCCGCGGGCGCGGGCTGCTGCTCGGTCGGCGAGAGCGCCATTCCGTCGGGAGCGCCAAGCGCGGCCTGCGCTGTCGCAGGCTCCCCGCGCGCACCCACGCCGTGCACGAGTGCCGCGCCGCCGCCCATCGCACCGCCAGCGAGCAGGCCCTGCGCTGCCGCTGCACCGACGCCCTCGCCCACGGGCTTATCGAGCGCGAGGTTCTGCAGCGCCTGCTCGGCCACGGATTGCGGCACCTCCTCCAGCAGGCCTTCGGCCAGTGCACCGGACGCGACCTGGCGCGCGAGCGAACGCTGCGACGCAGGGCCGGGCCCGTGGATCGAACCTTGCGCGAGCATCGTCTCCGCATCGCTGATGCCCAGGCGCTGCGCCAGCTTGCCGCCGGCGGCGCCGAAGGCTGCCGTCGTGGCGCCCGTTGCCGCCGCCAGTGCTGCCTGCGCCGGCGTGAGCAACCCATCCTTGGTCTCGCCCCGGATCTGCTCGGCCTGCGAGCCAGCTCCGATCACGCCCTCGCCGGCGGCGCCCGCGACGGCGGCGCCGATCTTCGGCACGACCTTCAGCAGGCCGCGGGCGACACCCGCGCCGCCCAGCATCTGCGGGATCGACTCGCCGATGCTGGTGGCAATCGTGCTCGGGTTCTCGAGCATTGCCTGGGTCGTACCAACGAATCCGTCCGCAGCCGCGACCTTCCTGTTCGCGGCCTTCTGCGCATCGGAGTACTGGTCGCCGAGAAATTCCTGGGTGTCCTTGAACCGGATGCCCGCGTCGTCGAGCGCCTTGCCGACACGGCCGCCTGTCGGAATGTCTGCAAGACCCACGACCGCCTGCGGCAGCCCGACGGCGCCCTTCAGTGCTGTGATGCCGACGTCCTTCGCGACATCGAGAGCGGAGCGCTTTGGGTTCTCTGGAGGGTCGAGCTCACCCGAGAACGGCTTGAGGCTCTGTGGCGGGGCGTCGAGTTGCCCATCGAAGGGTTTGAGGTCGGAACTGGCCATTGCGCCAGTCTTCCGAGGATGTCCCTGAGCGTCGAACCCTACGGGGGGCGCCAGCTACACTCGTTGTCAGGAGACGAGGATCGAGTGAAAAGAAAGCAGACGATTCAAATCGCGGGCAATCCGGTGTACGCAAAGAAGCCCAGCCGCGCGACACCGATCAACAATCCATTGACCGGGACAGCCAGTTTCGGCACGTTTCCAGCTATCAGTGTGCCGGGTGCAGAGTTCGAAGCTGGCCCAATTTATCTTCGCTATGGCGAGCACTTCGGTCCAAATCGAGGGTGGGGTCTGGAGCATATTTGGCAGGCTCACTTCGCGTCTGTTCCGACAGCCGACGATGCGACCCCATTGGTCGCCAATCTGCTCAACACTGTTCTGGTGCCAGGAGCCACCATCTACTACGAATACGGCTTGGGCAGCGCGGGCGAGCGCTCCACCGTCTTTCGCGGCCCGAACGGCGTGGTCGTTGTCGAGCGCAAGTTCGATGGCCGGAACAACGTTTTCTATAGCATCGTGACGGCGTTTTCCACGTCGCGAGTGCATGGAGCCATCATCGGTACGCTGTAATGAAAAAAGCGGCCCAAAAGGCCGCTTTTCAGAAGAATGGTTGGGTCCAAGGTAGGTAGATGCCTCTCCTTAGCTACCGTTGCCGGTGGTTCGGAGCTCCTGAGATTTCTCCCAGCCTCTACTGTCGACGATGTCAGCTACGCCGCTGCCCGTAGTGTGAAGGCCAAATAACTGACCAAGCCCTCACCAAATGCTCTTGCAGAGACCCAACACCCCCATGATAACAAATGTCGCCATATTTGGCCAGTGACGACCTCGGCTGCCCAGCTACCCTCCCACGAAGCGCTTGCCTTGCGCGTCCTCGTAGACCGGCTTGCCGCCCGAGGTGCCGACCTGCTTCGTCATGCCCGGCGGCAGGCCTGCTCGGGCTGGCTGAGCCTGGTCCACGAACTGGCCGGTCTGGTTATTGAACACCCGCGCCGGGCGCGTCGTGAGCTGCTGCGTAGTCGGGTCGACTTCCTGGCCGCCGGCCACCACAGTGAAGCGATTCGGGTGCTCCTTGCCAGTGACAGTCCGGATTTGCTCTGCGATCGCTGCGCGGTCTTCTGGCTTGGCCTTCTCATATTGCGAAAACAGATCCTCGGCGCGCCGTGCCGCGCGCGTCTGAAAGCCTTGAGACTCCTGACGCAGCGCGAGCTCGCCGCGCTGGACGTCATTGGTCGCGCTGGCGCGCGCGTTCGCGCCCACCTCGCTGGTCAGCGTGCGACCGGTCGCGCCGGCCTGCTGCACCATTTCTCGTTGCAAAGCTGCTGCGTCGCGCGCCGCGGACTCTCTAGACTGCGCGCCGATGCGCACCTGCTCCCTGGCATCAGCACGATCCTCGCGTTCTCCTCGCAGGGCTCGAACTGCGCCGATGGCGGCGTCACCTCGCCCGGGCAGCCCGAAGTTGGTAGAGCCGACTGAAGCGTTGCGCGCATCGCGGCGACCCGCATCGCCGTCGGCGATGACCGCCACGCCTCCAGGCTGAAATCCAGCTGCGATGCCAGCACCCGCGGCGCGCTCGCCTGCGCGCTCGGCAATGCCGCGAGCCTCGAGCGCATCAGCCGCGGCCAAGTTCTGCGCGCTGGGCCCCGAGCGCGGCGCGAATCCCGCCGCGGCTGCCGCAGGCGAATCGCCGTAGCTGTTGCCCTGCCGGAACACTCCGGGCATGACCTGCGCTGCTGCGGTGCCGACCTGGCCATCCGCAGCGCCGGGGGCCGGCGCGTCTGCTGGCGCTGCTACTGGGGCGGGTGTTGCAGGCCGCGCACCCGCCGCCACCGGCACCGCAGTCGCGGCGGATCCGGCGCCGCCATGGCCCCAACCTTCGCCGACGCCCGCGAAACCGCGACTGGTTGGCGCGGTGCTCGCAGCCGCATCGCCCTTGTACAGGAGGGATCGTGGGTCGTTGAAGGCATCGAGGCGCCCGGGACCGTCTTGCACCTTGGCTGGCTCGAACGTGGCCGGGCCGGTGGCGACGTAGGGCTGCATCATGCCGCCGCGCGTACCTGCAGTCGGTTCACGGCGAAACACGCCGAACGCAGCACCTTGCGTCTGCGCGAGCGGATTCGTCTCGGCGCGCGGTGCAGGCACGGCCGCGGGTGCCGGGAGCGCCTGCGGGCTCGGCGCCATGGATGCAGTCAGCATCGGAAGCGGCGCCGGGATGCTGGCGCTGACGTCCGTCCCTCCTCTGGGAGCGCCAGTCGCCCTGCGGCGCGACTCATCGTCGACCAGGCCGCCATCGGCAAAGAAGAGCTCCTGGTCTTCGTCGCCCGGGCGGAAGCCACCCGACGCGTCCGCCGGCGCGTGCGTCGCGTCCTTGATTGCATCAAGTGCCTGCACGCCGACGGCATGCACCTGCTCGGGGGGCAACTGGTACTCGCCGTTGCTCAGGTTCACCGGGACCTTGGCGGGACTGAATCCGAGGGCGGCCACGCCGTCCTCTCCAATCTGCTCGGTGGAGTCGGCCGGCATGATGTAGCTGCCAGGACGCGCCTCCGTCTCGATGCTGTCCGACGTGCCGGTGCCGGGCCCGCGCACCGGCCCGCCGTCCTTGAGGCCCGCGGCCTTCATACGCCGCTCGGTCGCGCTCATACCGGCGTACTGCGTCAGGGCGCGTTCGGGCGCGGGTGCCGGCGCGGGCGCCGCCACGGGCGCAGGCGCTACTGCAGGTGCCGGCGCGCCTACGTCCACCGGTTCGGGAATTCCCATCACTCGCCGCACGAGACCACGCACGAGGCCTCCCTCGGCAAGGTGCTGCGCCGGAACGCGCTTGGGGGCGGAAATGAAGCCGTGCATGGTCTACCTCTCGATCTCGATGCGCGCCATTGTTCGAAGGCGGGGCCCTTACGTCGAACCCCACGGGGGTACGAGTAACATTTCGCAAAACTCGGAGGTGGGTGACATGAAACGGTTCGTCTTTCTGGTCCTGGTGCTGGCCTCATGCTGCGCGTCAGCGCAGGTCACGAAATGCACTCTTCCGAACGGAAAGATCACATACAGTGACGGGCCCTGCCCAGCGGGCGCGGCAGATTCGCGCGTCAACACCACCGCCAACGTGCTCGATGGCTCTGGTGACCGCGCCGCTGCAGCACGGATGCGCACCGACAACCATCCTGTCGAGGATTCAACGAGCGCCACCGGACGCAGCCAAGGCTCCGTCCAACCTGTGGACGATCAAGCCTGTCGCGCGGCGCGGCGCGACCTGGACATGGCGAGTAGCCGCATGCGCACGGAGGTCTCAAGGGGCGGCCATCCTGGCAAGTTCGGCGTCGCCGTGAAGGATGCGGAGTACCGCGTCGACGCTGCGTGCGGCACGAACATGGCGGGCGCCCGAGCAGCTGACGCAGCGCGTCGACGGGAAGCCCGCGCCAACACGCCTCGATTCATCACTAACTGCAATGAGTCGGTCTGCTTCGACAACGTCGGGGGCGTCTACAACAAGGGCGCTGGCAACACCGTATTCGGCACCTCCGGCGAAATTTGCCAGAACGTCCCCGGCTCTCTTCAATGCTCCGGTGGGCGATGACTAGGCCGGGAAGCTGTAGTTGTAGTTCGTGCTCGTACCGTTGGATTCCGTCGAAGTGGCCGACCCGGTTCCGGTGATCCCTGCCGACACGTGCATTGCGGACATCGCGCCGGCCGCGAGCTGGGCCGAGAACTGCCCCAGCGCCTTGGCCGCCTCCAGCGCGACTTGCGCCTGCTGCACCGCGTTCTGGATCTTCGCCTGGTACTCGCTGATCTGCATCTGCGCGTAGGCGATGTTGGTCCGGGTGTTCATGTCGGCGAAGCGCGACTGCATCTCGGCATCCGCCACCACCGCGTTGGTCTTCGCGCGCCAGCCCTCCACCTGCGCCTGGTAGACCTGCGTGCTGTAGAGCACCTCGCGCATGCCGGCGTCGATGCGCGCCTTGAACCCGTCAACGTCGGCCAGGAACTTTGAGACCTTGGTGCGCGCGGCCTCCATCTTGATCTGCGCGCCCTTGACCTTGATCTCGGCCTTGTTGGTCACCGCCTGTACCGTGGCAGCGTAGGCGCGCGACTGGGACTCCAGCACCCCCGCTTTCGCCGCTTCGCCCTTCACGCGGGACTCGTAGGCATCGAACTTCGCCTTCTCGGCACCCACCTGCTCGGCGAAGGCCTGCACGTCGGCGCGGTAGGCGTCGAACTGGTTCTTGATGACGTCCGCGCGCACCTGGGCGCCACGCATGAGCGAGGTGAAGACCTCCACCGTGGACTGCACGCCGGCGAGCTTCGCCTTGAACACCTCGACGCGCTGCTGGTTGATCTGGCCCAGCGCCACCTGGCCGTCGACGGCCGTCTTGTAGGCCGTCAGCTTGGCCAGCGCCGCGTCCAGGCGCGTGCGGAAGACCTGCGCCAGCGTGGCGAAAGCCGCGTTCTGCGCGTTGAAGAGGCTCACGCGCGCGTTGAACACGTTGATCTGGCTCTCGGCGCCGAAGCGGGCGACCTCGAACAGGCGCTTGGCCATGTTCTCGTAGAGGTTCTGGGTCAGCTGCTCGAGCGCCATGCCCTGCTGCACCGCGAAGCGGATGTTCTCGATTTCCCACTGGGCTGCCTGAATCAGGATGTCCCGGTTCAGCTCGGCCGCCTTCAGGCGGCCCTGCTCGCGAATCACTGCGCTCTGCTTCGCCAGCATGCCCGGCGGCATGGAGAACCCGCGCGCGGCCCACGTATCGACCGCCTCCTGCACCGCGCGCGTTGTCTCGGCGCTATCGCGCTCCCGGGCGCGGGCGAAGAGCGCCTCCTCGATCGGCGCGGGCAGCCCGGTACCGCCCGCCATCATGGCCTTCACCTTGGCCTGCAGGTCGCCCAGCACCTCGGACTCGTAGGCCGGCTCGGCCCAGTTGATGAAGACGTCGGGCACGGCGATGCCGTCGGCGTTTGGCGGCGCGGCGTCGAAGGTCGGCAACTGCGGGAATTCGAAGGCCGGCAACGTGAGGCGCTCGAGCGCCTCCATTTCCGGCATGACGATCGCCGGCGCCGCGGGCAGTTCGACATCGGTGTCGATCTGGGGGCGTTGCGGCGCTGCCAGGTCGGCCATCCCCGGCGCGTCGGGGATGTTGATCGGGATGGCCGTCGGCGGCTCCGGCAGGTCGCCCAGGTCTCCGAGCTCCAGGTCATTCAGCAGCGCGTCGATGTTGATGTCGTCGGGCGCCGACGGCAGGACCAGATTCGGCGGGCTGAACGTAGGCACGTCGCCGAGATTGACCGCTGGCGGGTTCGCGACTGGCGCGGCCGGCCGCGTCGGCGCCGGCACCTCCGCCACCTTCACCTCGCCGATCTGCGCCAGCGCGCTGCTCAGCATGGCGTTGTAGCGGTTCGCCAAGACCTCTATCTCGGCCATCTTCTCGGTGACGGTCTCGACCGCCACGCCCAGAATGCTGTCAGGTGCGATGCCCATCACACTCTCCTTTTCGTTGGCGCCACGCTGACGCTCAGGTCGTTGATGTGTCCGCGCTTGCCGTTCAGCTTGAGCGCGAAGGTGAAATGCCGGCCGCGCAGGCCGCGCCCGAAGATGAAGCGGCCGTTCGTCAGCCGCTTGGCCAGTTCGGCCTGCAGCGCGTAGGCATAGGTCTGGGCCTCCCCCGACTGGGTGGTTGTGACCTCCATGCTGGCGGCGCCCTCCTCCAGCTCGTATTCGAGGAACGCCTGCAGCGGGTGCACGAGCACGCCCTGGCCGACGTCGACCGGTGCGGTGCGCAGCACTGCGGCTTGCGCCGTTGGCGTGTCCAGCGCGAACACGCCGTCTTCGGCCAGCCCGTACAGCGCGCCGTCGATGACCACCAGCGCGGTGAACGGCACTGGGTCGTGCCGCGACATCGCCCAGGAATCGGTGTTTGCCGTCCAGACTTGCGCGCGCACTGGCTCGCCGACCATCTGGTCGTCGGCCATCGCGCCGTCGCGCACCAGGTCGACGGCATGCAACTGGTCGATCACCGCGTCCGCCGCGTGCGCCAACTCGGTGACCGGCGCGCCGGTCTGGCGAGCATCGATCACATCGTCCGCCGCGGCTGCAGCCGCGACCACCAGGTCGACCGCGTGCGCCCTGCCCGTGGTGAAGTCCTGGGCTTGCGCGACCTCCTGCACCAGCATCGAGGCAAAGCTCGGCGCCGAGTCGGCGATTCGCGCCGACTCGAGCACTTCGCTGGCCACCCTGCGCTGCGCAAGCACCGCATCGCTCGCCACCGCCGACTCGACAACTAGCGAACCGGTGCGCTCGATCACCTGGTCGCCGATCTGGGCGCCATCCGCATGAAGGACGCGCAGGCGGCCCAGCGCCTGATCGCTCGCGGCGGCGCGCTCCGCAATCACCTCGCGGCTTGCTCGTGCGTCGATCACCTGGTCGCTGATCGTCGCGTACTCGATGACGATACCGCCGGGCCGGTCGATCACCGCATCGGAGAGCTGGGCCGCATCAGCGTGCAGCACCAGGAGCCCGAACAGCAGCGCGCTCGACGCGCGCGCGATCTCCTCGGTCACGCTGGCCAGCCCGAGCCAGACAGAGCTGCTGGCAACAGCGGTTTCTTGAACGTCGTCTCGGTAGCTACTCATTGATGACCCCGATGAAGTGGTGCGCGCTGCGGCTGTCGGCCAGCGCCGTGTACCCCCAGCGCCGGCGCAGCCCGTTCTGGTCCTGCTCGTAGATGCTCGCGTAGCTGCTGTCGCCGATGGCCACGTGCACGGCGTCGCGATAGAAGTAGGTCTGGTCTTCCGGCGAGAAGCCGAAGTACCAGGAGTGCGGAATGTCTCGATGCGCGATGACAGAGCCGGCACCCTTCATCGACACGCTCAGCCGCCCCGATTGCTCGGCGGGGAACAGCTTCTCGCTGGAGAATGGCTCGAAGCCCGGCGCCTCGCCGCCGATGACGACGCCGTTGGCGTGCTGGGTGCCGGACGAGCGCGATGTGTAGGGCCCGCAGATGGCCGTCACGTCGAGAAAACCGCCGGGCGGCAGGTTGTACCAGTTGCCGCTGTCCGCGTAGTCGCTCACCTCGGTGGGCGAATACACCAGCGTGTCGATGTAGACGGGCACGCCGTCTTTCGAGGGCGGGTCCCCCTTGTTGTGGTTGTCGGTCTGCCCCATCCAGTGGAACAGGTTGTCGTAGCACCACAGCTGGTAGGAGGTCGGGTCCGCAATCGCGAACTGCTCGGTCTTCTCCGACTCGGCTCGGCCCGAGGTGCTGTCCGTGTAGGGGTAGAGGATGCAGTCGCGCTCGAACACTGGCACGCACGCGGCCACGTCGATGCCGAAGCCGGATGTGCTCTTCACCTTCGTCCGGTGGTAGTAGTAGCGAGCCCGGGAGAGCGAGCCCACACAGTACAGGATCGGCGGCGTCGCGAAAGCGGGCTGGCCATAGCCCATGTCGATCCCGGTGATGTGCGTGGTCGTGCTAACCGGCGGCGCCACCTGGCGATCGTCGAATGCCGAGGTGTAGAAGTAGCCCATCAGGCCGGAGTAGCCGGTCGTGACGGTCTTCTCCCATTGCCCGACGATCATGTTCTTCTCGAAGGTGCTCTGCTCCTCCTCCTGAAACTTCCGCTCGTCGTAGAAGTACTTGACCACCTGCAGCTCGTCATCGACGTAGCAGCCGAAAACGATGGTGTCGCACTTCACCGCCGGGCCCGCATAGTCCTCCGACACCATCACGAAGGACTCGCAGCCCTGCCCGCGGAGCTCCGGAAACTTCAGCCGTCCCATCGACTTCGGGTTCTTGCCGGGCCAGTACATCGGGCCGGTACCGACCCGCGCGACGTTGCCCTGATGCGTGGCGATCGGCTCCAGCTCGAGGGCGTCCCAGTAGTCCTTGTCGGGCCCGTTCGACACCCCGGCGCGCGCCAGGATCTGGCCCGCGGTCGCGCGCCGCACCTTGTAGGCGATCGCGCGGGACCGGTGCGAACTGTCGCGCAACTGCTCGAACAGCCGGATCAGGTAGCCCTGCGCGCGCGCCGTCTCGTCCTCGCTGTCGAACTGCCATGCGGCCTTCAAGCGCCCACCGTTTTCAGCGGCGCCCAGCTGCAGCTTCATCTTGTAGGCGTGCGCACGCAGCAGGCCCGCGCCGTCGCGATCCCAACAGGTATTGAAGCCCTCGCGGCCGCGGCTGTTGAAGGACCAGCCGCCGGCGGCATAGAAGGCCTGCCGCGAATAGAAGTCCGCGCAGTCGCACACCTTGATGAACACGCCGGCGCGCCTCCACGCCTCGAAGTCGTGCTCGTCGTCTGGGAACGTCTCGCCCGACGGCAGGCCGCCGAAGCGATCGAGCACCTTCAGCAGTTCGGCATCGCCGACCTCTTCGATGTAGTCGCGGAAGGCCGCGGCCGTGGTGGCCGGCACCAGCGGCAGGGGCATCGCGAACACGCCGCGGGCGTTGACGCGCAGCAACCACGGCTTGCCGCTGCTGTCGAAGGAGACGGCATGCCCCTCCCCGTGCTGGTAGGCGTACTGGAACTGGCCCTCGCGATCCGGGAAGCCGGTGTAGCCCGGCAGCCGCAGGCCCGCGACCTCGCGCCGGATCTCGCGCATGTAGCGCTCGGGCACGCGCATCCGGGCCCGCTCGATGGGGTCGTCCGGCAGGTCGGCCAGTACCTGCCGGCCGTACCCGCCCACCACCTGCGCAACCTCGGCCATGGCGCCGCTGTACCAGGTCGGCCGATGCTTCACGTACTGCGTGAACGTGTAGATGCCGCTGTACTCCGGCCGGAAGTAGGCGAATCGATCGTGGTAGTCGATGCGGAAGCGCTGCAGCGCAACGTCCTTCGGCGGCAGGTCCACGTCGTCACGATAGCCAACGAGCCGTCGGCGCGTTTCCTCGGTCAACTTGATGCCCACGCCCTCTCCCTCGAGCACCTGCGCGCGGGTGATGACGCCTGAGAACAGCATCGGCACGTTCGTCTCGGCCAGCCCGGTGAGCTCGTGCTCTGGGTTCTCGTGCCGCTCCAGCACCAGGATCCTGAACACGCCGCCCATGTCGATCGCCACCGCCTGCCGGCCGCTGGGCAGGTCCGCGACGCGCTTCAGGCTGTCCAGGCCGGACAACTGCTTGAAGTTCGTCACAGACCTGGCCAGCCGCTCGACAGCGGCGGAATCTTCCTGGGACAGCTCCGCCTGCTCGGCAAAGCGCCCGTAGGGGCGCGGCGCGTGCATGGGTCAGACGGTGAGGCTCAGTCGGTAGCCCACGTCGTAGGTGTCGGCGTTCTGGAACACGCGCGCCGCGGCGTACTTCGTCGCCGAGACCAGCGTACCGGTGGTGCCGCCCTTCGTGTTGTTCGTGAGCAGCGCAGCGCCCGTCACGTTCAGCTGGCCAGCGGTGGCAATCGTGAGCGTGGCCACGGCCGCCATGTTGTCGATGCTGTTGCCGGCCGTGTCGACCGGCGTCCAGACCGGGCGCGTCGGGCTCGTGTAGCCCTCCGTCAGGCTGACGATCTCGGAGGCGACGGCTGCGAAGCTCGCCGCGGTCCAGTTCGGTGCCGGCGCAGCAGCGCCGCTGAACAGCGCCAAGTAGGCGCCCGCCGGCTTTGCCTTGCCGCCCAGAGCCACGTTCAGGATGTGCGCGAGGCCCTCGGTCACGATCAGGTTGGGCGTGCGCTGCCACGCGCCGCCGTTGACGCGGTCGAAGTACTCGCCCGCGGCGTGCACGCCCAAGGTCGGAAAGGCGAGCCCGGCGTCGGTGACGTCGAAAATCTCGCGATCGAGGGCTCGAACGAGCGCGCGGGCCAGTTTGTTGCGCAGGGTCATAGGAAGCTCCAGTGGTCCTATGCCGCACTCCTGCGCAGCTGAATGGGCCCGACAGCACGCCGGGCAAGAAAACCTCAGGCTACCGCGGTCAGCAGTCGGCGACCAAACACTACAGAGGTCCCGGACCGCGCGGCGATGCCCTTCATCACGCCCGCCTGCAACTCGACCAGCGCGCCGGCGGCAGTGCCCACCACGTAGCCGTTGTCCGCCAGCCAGATTGCGGCCTCGGTCCCGCCAGCGGTGAGGTCGCCGCCCAGCGTGTCCGGCGGCGCCAGCACGGCGCTACCCGGCACCGGCGCGCGGCCGCCCTTCCGCTCCACCGAGAACTCCTCCGGGGCGCTGCCGCGCAGGAACACCACGTGGTCGACCTGCCCGACCCATATCCCGGCATCGACTGGCTGCACGAACGTGATGCGCTGAGGCATCTGCACGAAGCCGTGCCGCTCGTCGTGCAGATGGTAGGCCAGGGCCTCGGACCATCGAAGCACGTTGCCGCGAGCGGTGAGCAGCCGACCGCGCCACTGTGCAAAAAAACGGCCCGTGGGCATCGGCGCCAGGTGGCGGAACTGCGCGGGCGCGCCCAACTGCGGCAGCAGCGGCAAATGAATGGTCGCAGTACCGGCCGGCCAGTCGCCGGCGCGCAGCAGCTCGCCGCCGTCCCGCCTCGTCAGGTACAGGCGCACTCCGGTGAGCGTCGGATCCAGCCAGATCGGCAGCGCGACCTCGAGCGCGCCGGCGGCGCCCACTTCAGCGGTTGCCAGCTCGGAGGTGGCGGACTCCTGCGCGCCGCGCAGCCAAGCGAGCGCCGCGCCGTAGGTGCCCGGCTCCAGCGAGCCCGCGCCTGCGGTCAGCAGCGGTGCCGCCGGCGTCTCGATGGTGAGGCGCTGCGCCACATTGCCGTCGAAGGTGAAAAGGCCTGCCGGTCCTGCAACGCAGACCAGGCTGTTGAGCACCACGTGTCCTGCGCCCTCTCCGACGTTCGCCAGCGACTCATGCGTCCAGCTCCTCGGGTCGATCTTGACCCACTGCCCCTCCAGCGTGCCAAAGGTGTCGCGGTGCAGCGGGCTCTGCCACACGTCGCGGTACCGGACCGTGGACACGCGCCGTTCCCCCGTGCGCACGCTCGCCCGGCCCGCCGCCGTGATGTCCACGTTCAGCGCATCGCGCAGGTAGACCCGCGCCGAGTCGCCGCCGCGCTTCATCGCCTCGTCCTCGGCCACGTTGTTGATGCCGGCCAGCGGCATGAGGGAAATGTCGTCCATCAGAAGGCTCCTTTTCGGTACTGGTCCGCGTTGCCGTCGGGGCGGATGAAGTGCACAGCGGGCTTGGCATTGGGCACGCCCATGGCGGACAGATCCACACCCACAGGCCCCACAGTGCGCGCGGCCGGGCCCGGAGGCACGAAGGCGTTGCGCACGCGCATGCGCGCGTTGAAGTGCTCGGGGTCGTACTCGCTGGCGAAGGCCTCGAAGCCCGGCGGCTCCAGCCCGCGAATGCGCAGCGAGATCCATGCGGAGCCAAAGCCGGCCGCGTCGAAGCCGGGAGGCTTCGTTGGCATCAGAGGACCAACGTGCAGGGACTGCCACTGGTATGGAGGCTCCCCGCGCGAGCCGCCCATTGCGAGGGCGTTGAAGCCGGCGAGCTGGAAGGTGCGGTGAAGCAGCGAGGCCCAGGTAACCCCAAACCCCGCCGGCGCCAATCCCACCGGCCGCACCGTCTGCGGTCCAAGGAAGGGGCCGCGAGCGACCGACGACTGCCCGAACAGCTGCATGTCGGCGCCGCCGAACTGCTTCACGACCTGCGTGCCGTCCCCGAGGATCACCCAACCCATGCGATAGGCCTGGATTCCGGCCGGTTCCAGGTAGCGTCGGTGCAGCTGCACAGACGCGGCGCCGACCTGTGCAGTGTTCCCCAACGAATAGGGCTCCAGGACACCTCGGTAGGTGCGGACCGAATGCCGCCCGAAACGTGCTCCCGGCCCGTACTCCAGCGTCTGGCCAACGTAGTGCAGGTTGTTCGCCCCGTGGTTGCGAATGGCCTGCGCCGGCGCCTCGACCACGGCCCAGATCGTGTGCGGCGTGATGCGCGCAGGGGAAGGTTCGAACACCTCGGCGCCCGGCCACTCCTGAACGGTGAGCACGCGCCTCTTGAGGCCCACGGTCGGCACGCCGTAGCCGTCCACCTTGATGCCAGCATCGACCATGATTCCGTTGCTGCGCACCGTGGCGTCACCGACCTTCAGCGCGTCGATGCCGAAGGGATACAGGACGTATTGGTTCAGCCCCGGCTTGCCGAACACGCTCAACGAGTCCACCGGCTCGCCGTCCTGGATGATCCACTGCGGCGAGTACGGCGGCGCACCGGTCCGGGTCACCACCAGCTTGTCGCCGATGCGCATGAAATTGTTGCCCGGCACCGCGATGCTCTGCTTCCGGTCCGCGATCTTGGCCTGGCCGAACAGCTGCATGCTGTTGCCGTCGGGCGCCACCGGCCGGAACTGCAAGCGCACGAAGGCGTCCCCGAATTCCTCTGCGTTCCAACCGTAGCCGCGCATCTCCGGGGTCACGTTGTGCACACGCGGCTCGCCGAAGATGTCCCGGTGCGCCCACTTCGGCGCCACGATGTTGAAGTGAATCGTCAGCGCGGCCAGGCCGACGCGCGCCATGTCGTCACCCTTCGAGTCGACGTACCGGGTGTACAGCTTGACCTCGGGCAGCGGAACGTCGGGCGGCTGGATTGCGTAGCGAGGCTCGAGCGCGAGCGTGCGGATGGCGAAGTCGATGAAGGGCACGCCATAGACGGCCGAGTCGATGTCGCCGATGCGCTGGTAGTAGCGGCGGGTGTTCTCCAGCGCGGCCAGGCCGAAGGCCTTCGCGTCTTCGCCCGCCGGCGCGATCACGCGCGCAGCGTTGTAGACCGCCGTCCAGCGGAGCACGGGCGGCGGCTCTATCCCATCCATCGGCAGTTGCCGCACGCCATAGGCGACCAAGCCCGACGGCGTGGTGCCTGGGTAGCCTGGCGGCGTCATGCCGGCCGGGGCGATGACGCGCGCATTGTTGAAGACGAGCGGCTCGCCGGGCCGCGGCGGCGCGGTGCTGAAAGTCGCGACCGTCTTGTTTCGGTTCTCGACGGCGGTCCACTGCGACCATGCGGGCGGGTTCAACCCGTCGTTCGGGTCGTACTGCTGCAGCACGATCTGGCGAAGGTTGTAGGCCTGCGCGCGACCCCACCGGAATTGCTCCTGCACGTTCGTCTCGAAGCCCGGCGGCAGCACGAAGGACAGGTAGTTCTTGATCGTCGTCGCGCCCCACACCTCGCGGAAGCCTTGCGGTGCCACCGTCTGCGAGACCGGGATGATGCGCGTGCCGAAGGCCGACGAGTCCCACCCCGGCGGCGAGAGGAAGCGCGTGCCACCCACGTTCGGCCGGGCCACCGCATCGAGGAAAGCGCCCGCCGGCGCCAGCATGCGCGTGCCCTGGCTGATCCAGGCCGTGCCGAAGCCCGGCGTCGGGATGCCCGCGGTGAGCTGCGCGTACTGCCGGTCGTGGCTGACGCGGTTCGTGTTGGCAATGCTGGTGGCCACCAGCCCGGTCGGCAGCAGGTAGCGCGTGTAGAGCCAGACTGTCGAGTTCGTGCCCAACGCTGGCGGCACGATGTTCCCGGCCGCGATGTAGCGGTTGCGGTTGATGATGGTCGGGTTGCCGCCGGCCATCGCGTCGAAGCCGCCCGGCACCACCGGACGGTGTTTCAGCTGTGCGTTGGTTGCACCGAACGCCGAAGCGTTGAACCCAGCCACGACAACGTAGGTGTGATACCTCCATGCGGTGGCAACACCGAACGCCTGAAGCGCAGAGCCGGTCGGCCGAACGAACTCACGTCCATTGCGCACGACAGGCACACCAGCCGGCGCCTCGGCGACGGACGCGGGAAACAGGTACTGGGTATCCCCGCCCGCGCCTTCGTCCTGAACAAACTCAAGGCCGACAACCTTGCCCGCGGGCGGCAGGTAGCCCGATGGCCCGAAGTCGAGTGCGACGTTCTTGCCGAGCGGCGGCTGATACGGCGGGCGGTCGACGAGGTTGAACGCGGCCGCCGCGCCATCCGGTGCGACATACCCCGGTCCCACGAAATTGAACGTGAGTGCGTCCGACGCTGGCGGGATATAGGGCATGCGCTATTCGGTCACGCAGCCTTCGCCGAGACGTTGGCCAAGATCATGTCGTTGTAACCAGCATGGCGGCACACAACGTCAAACCGCAGGGCCGTGCTCAACCCGTCGATGCGCCAGGTGCCATCAACGCCGGACATCACCGACCCCACCAGCATCCCGTCGCCCAACGCGCCCGTGGCCGTCCGAAGCAGTACTCGGACCTCCGCCGGACCGGGCACGCCTTCGATCTTCGTGATGCCTCCAGGATAGGTTCCGGCCAGATACCCAGTGCCCGCAACGTAGGCATCGGCGCCAGGCACATCGGCATTGACCAGATTCGCCGCTGGCGCCACATAGCCGGCTGTGAGCATCCGGCCGGCACGCAATCCGGTGGGTGGTCCGTACCCCATGGGTCAGACCTCCGCGGGGGTGATCGGGCCGTCGGCGATTGGGCGATACCCGGACGGCCCCAGATGAGTGACCAGCACCTGGTCGAGGCTAGGCGCTGGCCACGACCAGGTGCCATTAGCCGCGGGCGTCAGGGACGCCAATAGAGCGCCAGTGCTCCAGTTTTGAATCAGCACACGGCTTGCTGCCACGCCGCCTTCCAGGCGCGACGTTCCGCGCACCTGCGTCCAGATGGCGCTCGTCTTCGTGGTCGGACCGCCAGAGACCATGAAGTCCACGAATGCGACGATGGTTGTCCAAGCACTCCCATCGTTGGAGCCTTGCAGCTCGAAGTCGCGCGGATACTCCAGTGGCTGCGCGGTCGAGACCAGTCGCATGGACCGCACGACCACGGCAGCAGGCAGTTCCACGCTCAGCATCGATGGCGTGCCCGCCGTCACTCGGTTGTCAGATTCCCAGTAGGTGGCTGCATTTCCATCGTTTGCATTGGCGGGGACGAACGACTCGTAGACCCCGTTCGCTGACATCGTGCCACTGCGCATCACGTCCAGCCCGCTCGCGTCCGCCGCCTCAAACATCGCCCATTCGGCCACGCAGTAGTAGCGCAGGTCGCCGCTGGAGTTCTTCGTGAACTTCAGCCTGTAGAACTTGAAAGCAGTCGCCATGCTGCGCTCCTAGATGCTTGGCGAGACGTTCGCGACGATCACGTCGTTGTGACCGTTCTTGCGCCCCACGACATCGAACTTCAGCGCGAGATTGAGCCCGTCCACTCGCCAGGTGCCGTCCGCAGCCGATACCACCTCGGCGACAACGACTCCATCACCGGGTGCTGCACTGGCGGGACGGTAGAGGATGCGCACAACGGCGCTTTGAGGCACGCCTTGAACGCTGGTAATGCCATCCGGGAATTCGCCAGCGAGATAGCCCGTACCGCTAGGTGGGAGGTTTCGCACCGCCGGGCGCACGCCGTGCCCGCCGGCGATGATGCGGCGCGAGTCGTAGGGTGTCGCCAGGATGTATTGGGCCATGCCCTACTCCCACAGCATGGCGACTGCAGCGCGCACGGAAGTCCCGTTGAAGACATCGCCGGGCCACACGGGATTCATCGCCATGAAGTTCCGTGTCTGCGTGCCCACTGCCGCGGCAGTGAATTCATCGTTCCCGACCGCTCCGGGCCCGCGTCGAACACAGAGCAACTGCGCGAGGCGCTTCGGCGCCGGCGTCATCGTATGGAAGTTGTAGATCGGGATCTTGCCGTCCACCGTCGCAACGTTCTCCGCACCGAGCGCAAGTGCGCAGCGACTTGAAACAGTCACCACGCCTGTCTTGCTCAGGTAGGCAGCAATTGGCGCATCGCCGAAGTAGCCGTTATAGGTTCCACCAGGCGCGACCACGATCAACGAAGCGCCCTCGGCCGTTGGCTCACCGGAGTCGTTCGTGTCACGACAAATGAAGAAGGACGCCAGCGGTGGCGAATCTGCGACTGCGGCGGAGGGCCCATAGGACGTGCTCGGATCGATAGCCAACTGCTTGAAGGACACCCCCAGGAATCCCGGCAAGACACAGATGTATGACTGAAGTGCCTGGCCAAAGGTCGCATTGCGCTGATACTGCCCGCTCGACTGATTGGCGCCCGCGACATATTCGGGCGTAGCACTTGTGAGGGTTCCAGCTCCGTTCGTTCCCAAGCCAATCGACAGGTAAAAGGACCACAAAAGCCGGGTTGTTGTGGTCTGCGCCGGTGTGACGAAGCGAATTTTCAGGAAGATGGGCAACGTGTTGCCGTCGTTCAGCTTGTAGATGCGATAGCCGTAGTTCGTATTGGAAGTCAGCGTCGTGATCGCGCTGAAATCGAGCTGCCCTGTATCGGTTCCCGCAACAAGGCCGGCTTCCAGAAGCTTGTCATGCAGCTCTTGGCACACGCGCTTGAAGTCATCGACCGTGGAGGCCGACGCCGAGGTGACTAAGAGGGTATTGAACGCCACTTTGGTCATGCGCCGTCCTTTAGCACCCCGAACGGCGTCTCGTTGGCCCAGTAGCCCTTGTCCTCGTGCCAGGCCCCGTACTCCACCAGCAGCGCGTCATCGCCGCGCTGGGCGGCGTAGCGGAGCGCGTAGTCGATAGCCCACTGCTGGGAGTCGCGCTCGGGCGGGCACGGTGCCAGCTCGTGCACGAACATCTGGAACGGTGGCAGCGCGCCGACCTTGCGCCAGTCGACGACGATAGGCGGCGCCGGCGTCAGCTCGATGGGCTTCGGGGCGATGCCCTCCACGCCGACGCGCTGCGGCGCTGGCTTCTGCGGCTCGGCCGCGGCAGATTGGGTGTTTTGCACTCCTGCGCTCCCGGTGTTCAGACTTTGAAGATCTTGTTGGTGCCGTTGTCCCAGGTGACGATGATGTCGCCGCCGTTGGGCGTGATGGGCAGCCCTGTGGCCGTGTCGATGTAGGCGATCAGCGGCGAGGTGGACTCGGTCCCCGTGTCGCGATAGATCACGATGGCCTCGATGCTGGCGCCCGACACAGCAGTGAAGGTCACGTCTGCGCCGTCTGCCGCGCCGCCCGTGGTGGTCTTCGCTGTCAGCGTCACAGGCCCGGCGATGCGCGCCGAGGTCGGGATGTCGGACAGGTACTGGTGAATGGCCGTCTGCGGCGTGTACGCGCCGGTGTCCACCAGGATGATCTTGATGGTGTCGGTCAGCCAGTTGAACTGGCCTTCGAGGAAGCGCTGCCGCGCAGCGTCATACAGGGTGTTTGCCATTTGCGGCCTCTTCAGGAGAAGAGGCGCACTCCTGCGCGCCGGTGTGGATGCGCCCGCCTGGGCGCACGATCGGGGTCTTGGGGTCAGCGCAGATCGCGAGGCGTGCGCGCTGGCCCGACTTGTGGGTGAGAGTGACCAGAGCGTCGCCAATGCGGACGGTTTCCCCCGCCCGGAGCTCGATGTGGTGCAGCGTGCTGGCCATTACGGATGTACCACGGTGACGTGGTCGGTGTCGTCGCGCGTGCTGCGCCTCAGGTCCGAATCCGGCAACGGACCGAAGTAGGCGGTGAACGCGGCTTCGGCGGCCGCCGAGCGGGCGGGGTCAAAGCTCTCGGTGTCAGGGATCGAGAACCCACGGTGCAGCGCCCACTGCACCAGGTGCTCATGGTGGGCCGCGTGGATCTCGGGCGTGTCGTTGTCATCCGCCATCGGTACGAGCGGGAGCCTGTAGCCCTCGAGGCGAAGGATGCCGGCGCGCACAGGAGTGCTCACGAGCCTGATGGTCGTTTCCCCCTGAATAGCGAACAGGATCTCGCCGGCTTGCAGGTGCTCACCCGCACGCCAGCCAGGCACCTTGCGATCGAGCCATTCCCGCGTCACCAACTTCGGCGTCGTCGTCTCGAACTGGGCGCCTTCGACCTGCAGGTGCACCAGCTCGTACAACGTCGCATGAAGCGGATAGGTGTGCTGGCCGGCCTGGATGGCGATCTCGCAGATTTCTGGCTTGGCATCCTCGAGCAGGAGTCGACCTCGCACCGCCGCCTGCGCCTGGGCGTCGTTGAGCCAGTCGCGCACGTCGGCATCCGGCCAGAAAGGCGGAATCGCCAGGTCGAATGCCAGCGTGCGAAAGCGGCGGATGAGGTCCTTCAGCGTCATGGATCAAGGCACGCCGTATTGGTCGATCATTTCGACGATGCGCGCGCGCATGTTCTCGACCGACAGGTTCTTAGGCACCTTCTGGGAGAACTTCTCCATGCCCCAGTCCTGCAGCGCGTCCTTGTCCATCGAGTCCAGGGTCTGCACCAGGTCCAGGCGGTTCTGATCGGCGCGCTGGCGGTCCGCCTCAGTCTTGTTGGCTTCCGCCAGCCGATCCTCGGTGTCGTCCGCAGGCTCCTCGGCCGACTCGCCCTCGGGTTTGGAATCGCCGGTGGGCGCGACAGGCGACTGCCCGTCGGATGTGCTCCCGCCCTCGCCCGAACTGCCACCTTCGGCGCCAGTGCTCTCGCCGCCCAGCGTGCCGGTCTCGCCAGAGGGTGGCACCGGTGCAGGTGCGGGAGCGGGTGCAGGGGCCGACACGGGCGCGACAGGTGCCACGACATCGCGCTCGAAGCAGTCGGAATGTCGCAGAAACTTGGCGACCAGATCGAGGTCGGGGATGGTGCGTGTCTGCCCGGGCACGAACGAGAGATTCGAGCCGTAAAGGCGGTCGTAGAACGGGTCTTCGCGCCCGATGTACTTGACGGGCACGCCGGCGGTCTTGGAGGTCATGGTGGTTCCTTCAGAACGGGGAAAGGACGGGGGAAGGCGATCGCCCTCCCCCGCTCGCATCACTTCGCGCCCAGGCGTTCGCCGTGGACGATGAAGTCGACGCGGCTGGCCTTGGCGTTCGCCGCGCCGGCGAGCGTCAGCACCAGGAAGGCCTCCTTCGCCAGCGTGACCGGCGCCTTCGACGAGGTCGTGCGCAGGCGAGCAGCCGCGTTGAGCACGAGGCCCGTACCGAAGTACGCGAGGTCCTGCGGCACGTCGGCGCTGTCCACGCCATCGGCGTACTCGAAGCCCAGCGAGCCGGTAACGGCCGCGGTCATGGCGGTGGACACGATCAGCTGCAGGTCTTCCAGGCGGAAGCCCGCCGGCAGGCTTTGCAGGTAGACCTTGTCGCCGACGCCGAGAGGCGTGGTTGCGTTGGCTCGCACTGCTGCGCCCGTCGCGTCGGTTTCGAGCACCGCGCGCAGCGTTGTGACGTTGCCGTAGGCGGCCATGCCGCCGAACTGGTTGATGCCCAGTCCCTTGAGTTTGATGTTGGCCATTGGTGGCTCCTTGATTGGGTGAAGGGAGAGGCCGGGTTGCCCCGGCCCTGGGTCATCAGCCGCGCGGCTTGATGATCGGCACCACGGTGTCAAGCACCGTCACGCCGTGGTCGGTGAACTGCACCTCGTCGCCGTGGTCCACCGCGAAGCGGATCTTCGACAGGCCCTGGATGACCCCGATCAGGATTTCCAGTTTGTCGCCGTGGTCGTCGTCCTCCTCGCTCCAGAAGAACGGCATGCCGCTGTGCTCCGAAGCGGCGAATGCCTGGCCGAGGGCCTGCCCACCCAGCAGGATGGCGCGGTCGATGGCGAACTTCGTGGTGAAGCTGGCCGGCACAACAGCTTGGCTCTCGGTCTCGGCGTCGTAAGCCGCGCAGTAGCGGATCACATCGTTGGCGTAGAAACGAATCGGCTTCGGCATCTTGACCATCAGGATGCCGTTCCACAGGCCTGCGTCACCGAGGAACAGCGGATGGTCCTTGATGAGGCGTGCGCGCGCCACGGCGGCGGCCTGGAAGTTGCGAAACGCCGGATCGGTCGCGAAGCCGCTGTACTGCGCGGGCGAAAGCAGCATCACCCGGATCGGGCTGTCGGTGGCAGCCTGGTCGCCATCGAACTGCACTGGCGGAGGCGGCAGCGCGATCTGATCGATGTAGGCGCGCACGGCGTCGACCGTGCCCATCTTCAGCAGGTCAGTCGAAGCGATGTCCACCTCACCCGCGTTGACCGTGAACTGGTCGATGACACCTGCCTTCGCCATGAAGTGGCGGTTCTTGGTAGGCGCCTTCACGGGATTGACCAGGATTTCCTGGAAATCGGGGTGCGTCTCGACGGGCACGCGCCATTCGATGTTGTCGTGGAAACCACGAGCGCCGCCCATGTGGACCAGGATGGACTGGTCCAGGTAGTCGTTCGCCTTCTGCTGCGCCAGCGGCCGACCGACACGACGCAGGTCCACCGGGCTGCGGATCTGCGACATGACATCGCCCATGTCGATCGGGAAGCGCGCCTGGTTCACGCGCAGCCGGTCTTCGGACAGCTTCACACCCACGCCCTTGCCCTTGGCGTACTTGCTGCCCATGATCGGGTAGCCACCGCTCGGGTTGATGAGGTTGAACTTCACCTCGTCGCCGCGGCCCTTGCCCAGGTCCTGCACCTGCACGATGGGCATGTGGTTGCTGGACTGCTTCTTGATCGTGGCGATCGCGCCTTCGAGCTTCGGCATCTTGCCGACGAGGCGGTTGATGGTGGTGTTGCGCTGCTGGCTGACGGCGAAGACGCCAGCTGCTTGCTGGACCATCGCTTTCGGGTCGCCATACGCGGTTTGCGTCTTGGTTGCGGTCATTTGACCTCCTTGTGTTGTGGTGCTGCGTGTGCCTGACGGCTCACAGGGATCGGTTCAGGAACGCATCGATCTGCTCGGGCGACATGCCTTGCATCGCCTCCGCCATCGATGCGGGGTCCATGGCTGCCAATCGCTCGTGCGGCGACAGGGCGTCTGCCCGCCCGCCCGGGATGTCCGAGAGGGAGGACGGAACGGCCTGCGCCGCCGCAGCGATGACGGCTTGCGCAGCGGCCTTGGGATCGGCTGCCGCGGCTTGGCTTGCTCCAGCGGCCGGTGCCGCAGCCGGAGCTGCGGTGGCCTTCTTGAAATCGTTGAACAGCTCGACCACCTGCGCCGAGGTGCCCTTCTCCAACACGCCGCGCAGCGTGGGCTGCACGTAGCTGGGTTGGGCCCCGATCCACCGCTGCAGCTCCGCGCTCTCCGCCATGGAGTCCGCATCGGGGTGCGCCTTGTAGATGGCGTCGTAATGGGCCTCGCGAGCGCTGAGCTGGTGCTGCTGCTGGTACGGAGCCATGGCCTTGCCAACTTGGGCCTGGACCTGCTCCTGCACCTGCTGCGCCACCAGCGTCTGGATGCCCTTGGCCAGCGCCTCTTCGGAGAAGTCTCCGAAGATGGCCGGATCGACGCCCTTGTCGATGGCCGCTTGCGCGGCCGCCACCTGGTTGTCGGTCTGGGTCGGCGCTTGCCCTGCATCGGCGCGCTGCTGCGCCCGAGCCTGCAACTCGGTGAGCTGCCGTTGGGCCGTCTCCGCCTGCGCCCGCCAGTGCTGCTCACCCTCGCGGGCCTGCACCAGCTTCTCGTAGGGGATGGTGTGCTTTCCATCCTTCGCGAGCACGACAGCGTTGGACGCATCGGGCTCGGCGGAAGCTGCTGCAGGCGCCGCGGCGGGCGTTGCTGCTGGGGCGGGCGCAGGGGCAGGAGACGCGGCCGGAGCCGGCGCAGCTGCGCTGCTGTTCGTATCGGCGCTGCCTGCCGCAGCGGGTGCGGAAGCGGGAGCTGCTGCAGCAGTGGTGGACGCGGGCGCGCCACCGTCATCCAGCCCAAAGCTGGTGTCGCCCGATGCCGCGATCTCGAGGAGCTCGGCGGCCTGCTGCGGCGTCAGTGCGCCGTTGATTTCGTTGGTCTGGAAAAAGTCGTTGGATGTCGTCATGCCTGTCCCGCCACATATCGCCGTGGCCGCAAAGGGGCCAGCAATCCGGTGCGAACCACGAGGGCCCGCGCCATCTGCCTTGAATCCACGGCGTTGCCGCCGTGACATCGCCCCAACGCTCGCGCGCGGTGCTTGAAGGCAGTGTCAAGAACGGGAAGGCAAAGCCGAAACCCTACAGGGGGCACGGACGAAAAAGCCGCCTTTACGGCGGCTTGTCGTGGGTGCTGGGCCCTCCTCAGGCGCCGGCAAGCCGGCTGCGTAGCTCGTAGCCCAGCAGCGGCCACACCTGGTCGACGGCATGTTCGCGCGCATATGTGCGGCCGATCTCGGCATCGAAGTTCTCCTGCGAAACCGGCCCGGTGTTCACGCCGACGATCTTGATTCCGTTGCGCAGCACCAGCACGCAGAAGGTCAGCAAGCTCAAGGCCTGGAAGGGCGTCGTTGCGGGCGGCCTCTGGGTCAGCGTGTCGTAGTCGTGGTGTTGTTGGTGGAGCTCCAGCTTCGCCATCGCGCCGTCGACACCGTGCTGAGCGGTGAAGTAGTGCTCGCTGGCGATGGCCGCTTCGATGTCTGCGAGCGACACGCGCGGGGCGACGGCCTTGGCGGCCAGTTCCTGCTCGGTCACGGCGGAGACCGCATCGGTTGCAACGGCGATCGGCGGCTCCTCGCGGTGATGGTCGCGCACGGGCAAATGGACCAGTCCTGGCTCAGACCCGGGACTGGAATCGCGGAGACCCAGCGCCGACGCTGGTGCGGGCACCTCGCTCCAGAACGCGCCGTGCAGGTAGTTCCATGCGCGGTTGACGTGGTCGTTGAAGCCTGGATGCAGAGCCGACAGCTCTTCCATTGCATTGCGAATCGCCGGGTAGAGCACGCGCGAGGCATGGGTCTCGCCGGCCGGCTCCGCGGCTTTGGCGCCGTAGTTCACCAGGGCATCGAGTGCCTGCCGAACCTCGTGGCCGATGCGTGTACCGTTGCCTCCCAGCTCGGACACGCGCGCGGCGATCGCGTGCGCAGCGGACTGTTCGAGCTCGTCGCGGTGACTGCGGATGCGCGGCCCGCTGTTCGCTTCCTTTGCCTGCATGTCCTGCTTCGCGGCCTGGCCGCGCTGGAAGGGCATCCACCCGCAGAAAGCGCTGTCCGGTGCAGCTTCATCGCCTTGCACCAGGTGAACGCTGGTCCTGCTGTGCGGCGCGCCGTTCGCGTCGAACACGCACAGGTTGACCATGTTGTCGTTCCAGACGCGGGCAACGACGGCTGCGTAGGGGCCGCCGCTCTCATTGCAGGCGAAGCCGGCCTCGCCGCTCTTCGGCGCCGGGTAGAACCAGACGACGCGGCCGACGGTCGGAATGATGATGGGGCTGATGTTGCTCATGAGGCTCCTGAGAAGACAAAAAGCCCTGTGCTCTGGCATCCCCGGTAGCGGCCGTCCTCCTCGCGGAGGTGGGATGCCAGAGCACAGGGCTCTGGGTTGGTTGTCTTGGCCGCTACCCGTTGACGAGGTCATCGTCGTTGGCGGGGCGGTCTCACGCGAACCCTACAGGGGGCCGCGTCGTGGGCGTCAGAACGGCACGTCGTCGTTGGGTGGAGTCATGGCCGGCGCGACCGGCGGCCGGCGCCGACGGACCTGCTGCTCGATCAGTGGCTTCATCTGCTTGATGAACTTTGGCAACGCCTCTGCGACCTTGCGAAAGTCCACGCCTTTGCCCTCGGCTGCATCGGTGTACAACATTCGAACTGGCGGCGGCTCGGGGCAGCCTGCTTCTGCATCACCTGAGGCAACCCATATCCCGATGACCGCAAGCGACAGTTCCTCAGATGTCACTTGCGGTAGACGACGCGCGGCCATCTCCTCCAAGAAGGTCTCGCAATCAGCAAGATACTCGGGGACGCAGTCGAGAAATTCCTCCGGATCGGAGTCCGCCCAATCCGAGCGTCCTTTGGTTGCCATGCTGCCGTCTCCGCCTGTTGTCGCAGAGCCGATTCTGACGCGCTCGGCAACCCACTATGCAAGCTCTTGCTCGATGTTGTCGGTGGTGCGTGCCGTCTCGATACCGTCCATGCCGCTGCCGCCCGCGCCTGCCCGAGCTGGGAACGTCGGGCTGGTGTTCTCGCGAACCGGCGGCGCGGCGCCCGCCTCTTCCTGTGCCGCGGGCGCGACGGTCGCGGCGCCCTGCCCCTGGATGTACGGGCTCTTGATGTTCATGGCCGCCGTCTGCGTCGGCGTCGGGAAGTTCGGATCGTCGCCGCCCGGGCTGGGCCGCGTATAGCCCGCCCCCTGCATGATGGCATCGGCGATCGGCGCGATCATCGGCATTTGCGCCACCTGCGCGCCGCCCTGCATCGCAGCGAAGGCGGCCTGCACCCCGGTCTGCACGGCCTGGGCCATCAGCTGCTTGATCTGTGCGTCGGTCAGCCGCTCCTTCATGTCGAGTTCGCGAGCCTTCAGGTCGTGGCCGGCCATCTTGACCTCCTGCGCCACTCGCTCCTGGACCTGCCGCTCGATCTCCTCCGGCGATGCCTGCTGGCCAGCCGCGCGCAGTGCCTGCACCAGGTCGCGCTTGAACGGCACGTCCATGAGGCTGGCCAGGAACGGCATGGCCGCGGCCTGGTACTGCGCCGGCAGGCTCTTGACCGCCTCGCTCATCGCGTTGAGCTGCTGGCCGCGGTAGCTCGAGCTGCTCGGCACGTCTTCCAGCGCGACCTTCAGGCGCGTCCGCTGCAGGTCGTTGCTCAGGTAGGCCACGCCGGTCGTTGGATCGGTCTCGGGCTTGTTGATGAAGACTGTGCGGTCGGGCGTGATGGCGTCGCCCTCGATGACGATGGTGTGTGGCTCCTTGCCCATGTCCTCCACGATCATGGCCAGCAGCAGCTCGCCCACCTGGGTGCGCGCTGCCCTGAAGTTATCCATGAGGTGGGCCAGGCCCTGGTTCGCCTGTTCGACCTGCGTCTCCTCTTGGACGCCGCTGGTGGCCGTGCCGCGCCGGCCCGAGAACGCGGCGGCCGCGGCCGGCGCGACGCGCTCGAGCGCCATGCGCGCGTCGTTGAGCATCTGCAGCTGCTGGTCGGTGAGCTGCACGTCGCGCTTCACCTCGAACCGCGCGCCCGGCTGTGCCATCTGCGCCGGGTCCAGCACGATGTCGGCATTGCGGCGCCCGACCTGGCGGCGCAGCTGCTCGTCAGTCATGGCCACTGCGCCCTTGGTCCGCTCCACGCGATAGGCGCTCATGCCCCACGTCATCGTGGCAGTGCCGCTGTTCAATCGATCCTGCTGGAAGATCATGCCGCGCACCAGGCCATAGGGCACGCGCGTGCCGTCCTCGCGGTAGCCCCAGAACGGCACGTAGGGGAAGTGCCGGTGGGTGTACGGGCTGGGCCCGTCGTGCAGGCGGTGCGGCCCGAGCCAGAAGCTGCGACGCACACGCGGGATGACGGCGTGCTGCGGCCGCACGAGCCCGCGGGCCAGCGAGTAGTTGTGCACCGGATTCTCGGCGTCGTACTCCACCACGCGGCCGTCGGGCGAGCGCAGCACCGTCGCCTCCGCCCAGCGCCGGTACCAGACCTCGGCCAGGCACATGTCCTTGCTGACCGGGTCATACCAGTTGTGCTCGGCCACCGTCCAACCCCGCGCCGCATCCCAGGCGCCAGTCGTCAGCCCGGTCGAGCCGCCGCCATCCAGTGCTTCAGGAGACAGGTTCACCCACCAGGATTGGCCGTGCCGACCGCATTCGAGGATGAGCTCGCGATGCTTCGGGAACACCTTCGCGATGCGGCTCGGGGGCAACCAGCGCTCACGGCGCAGGTAGCGCGCATCGCTCAGGTCGTCTTCCTTGGCGTAGAAGTCCCAGTGGATCTCGTTGCGATGCACGGCGGTGCAGCGGTAGGAATACTTGAAGGGGTCGGACTCGCGCGAGACCTCCACCCAACCGAGGCCTACCGCCGCCTGCGGGCGGAAGGCCTTCGAGCATGCCTGGTCGGCCTTGGAGTGGCGCTCGGCCTCATTGAGGCGGAAGTTCAGCGCCTCTGCGACGTCCTGGCCGTCCGGCTGCCCGTTGGGCGTGACGCGCCAGTCGGTGCGCACCGTGGCCTCGTACCCCTGAATGGCCAGGAGGGCCGGCCCGATCAGGTCTTCCTTCGCCGGCGGGATGCCCAGTTCCTTCTGCGCGCGCAGCAACTCGGTGTCCAGCTGATTGCCGTCGGCATAGTCGAGCTCCTTGTCGGCTACGGCGCGCCACGGCGGCTGCTGTTCGATCTCGTAGACGAACTGACGGTACTCCTCGAGCGTGAGCGCGCCGTCGGCGTCGATCTCGTCCTCGATGCTGGGGGTGGTGGTGCTGTTGTTCATGTTCATTTGGTGCTCCTACGCGCGCCAGTCGCCGACTGGTGCTTCGACATAGGCGGTGTTCTCGGTGAGGTTGGCCAGCATTCCCAGCTCCTTGGCCTGGGCCCACTGGCGCAGCGCGTCCGCACCTTCGGTGCAGCCATTGCTCTTGTCGGGCTGGTCGAGGTAGCGGTTCTCGGACGTGCTGTACTTTTTCTTGTAGCCCTGGATGCGCTCGATGCCCTGCTTCGTGCCGTCGACGTCGAAGAAGGCGCCCTTGATGTGCTTGCGCACGGCGTAGATGCCTGTCATCAGCTCGGTGACGCGCGGCACGACGAAGAAAGAATGGCCGGGCATCAGCTGCTGTAACTGCTCGCGCGTGCTCTTGTTGTAGTCGCCGAGCCGCTTGTGGTCGGCGTCGTGCGGCAGGAAGTGGCCGCCGTACAGGTAGCCCCGTTCCTGAAGGATGCGGGCGTAATGGCGCAGATCCTCGCCGTGCTCCTCGTAGTAGCCGATGAAGCGGTCCTCGCTGCGCAGGATCTGCATGAACCAGATGGCCGTGCCGTCGCTGTTGCCGATGTCCCAGAACGTGAACACCGGCAGGTCCAGTAGCGGCACCTGGCAGATGGCGCCGCGCTTGCGCAGCAGCGCCATGTCCTTCGCGTAGTAGTGGCCCGCCGTGGACTGCTGGAATGCCTCCTCGGGCGTCGAGGGGTACTCCTGCCACATGCGCTCCTCTTTGCCCGAGAAGTCGTTGCGCAGCTTCTCCACGTACCAGGCGCGCTGGCCGAGATCGATCTTGGCGTCGATCTTCGTTTCGAGCTCGTCGAAGTAGTCGTGCTGCTCGGGCGTGATGGGCACGCCGGCCGGGTCGATCGAGTAGGCCGGGTCCTGCCACCAGGCGTAGAAGTGGAAACGGTACTGGCTCGCCGTCAGCTTGCGCGCGCCCGCCACCATCGCCTGGGCCCGCTGGCAGATCTCGTAGAACTCACCCTCGGTACCTTCGGCCGTGCTCTCGATGACCAGGATGCCCGACTGCGGCACGGCCTGGAACGAGCCGGTCACCACTTCGTTGGCCTTCGCGGGGAACTTGGCGCAGATCTTCCCGAACTCGGAGACGTGCAGGCGGTGGATGGTGCCGCCGCGCACGCTGGTCGCCACGCGGATGCTGCTGTTGTTGTGGCCGAATAGCAGCTCCTTCGTACTGGCTCGCGCGAGCGGGAAGCGCTGCCGGATCTCCTCAGGCAGATGGTCGTAGGCGAACACCACCTTGTCGCGGAAGATGGCCTCGGCCGTCTCGCGGTCTTGGGCGATCATGCCGCAGCGCTGGTTACCGTTGAACAGCGCGTGGTCGAGCCACAGGATGGCAACCAGTGTGGTGAAGCCCAGCTGCCGCGCCTTGAGGATGGCGTTGCGGTGCCAGAGCCGGGTGATGAAGCGCCGCTGGGCCCGGTTGGGCTTGAAGGGCATGACGAAGGATTCGCCCTCGTCGATCAGCTCGCCCTGCTCGTTCTTGACGGGCTCGCCCTTGACGATGATCTGGTACAGGCACCCGCTGAACAGGCGCCATTCCGGATTCCGCAGGCAGCGCTCGAGCTCCTCGGCATTGGTGGGGAGCTGGTCGGCGTGCTTGGCGATGTGCGGCCCGCGCTTGGGCCGGCGGCGGTTGTCCCACCGATGCCCCAGCTGCGCGTCGACCGCGCGGCCGGGCTCCACCGTCAGCACGGTGTCGTCTTCATCCAGCGTGCCCGGGTCAGCCAGGTGCGCCGCCGCCTTAGCCTGGGCTGCCATCGTCCGGATCCTGGCGGGGCATCAGGCTGTTCGTGCCGGCCTCGGGCGCGGCAGGCGCCTCCGGATCGTCGGCCACGGGACGGAAGCCGTTGCTGTTGCCGTTGGCGATGCTGTGCAGCAGCGCGGCCAGCGGGTCGGTCTTCTGCTGGTTGTCCTTCTCGTAGAGGCCGAGGTGCCGGAACAGCTTCTCCATCGCCGCGCCCTTGTCGTGCATGGCGATCTCGATGCCGTACTTCGTCATCTTCGCGCCGGCGTACAGAGACAGCGCCCGCGGCGACAGCCGGCGCGTGTCGGCCAGCACGGCGCGCGGATAGCCATCACCGCCACAGTCCGGGCAGGACGGGTGCGGCGCCTTGAGCGGATCGAAGCCGATGCCACCCTTCTCGTCGAAGTCAGCCAGGTTGCCAGCCTTCAGGGCGTGCTGCTCGCGGTCGTGGTTGAACTCTCCCACGGTGCGCTGGAACTTGAAGCCCTCGCCCCAGCAGTGCCGGCAGCATCCAACCTTCACCTGCACCAGCTCGCGCGGGTCGGCCAGCATGATGTTCCACGCCTCGGTCACCACGCGATCGGCATCCACCTGGGTGCGTTCCTGCTGCGCCTTCCTGGCGTCCGCGATGGCAGCCTGGATGTACGGTTTTGACAGGTTCTCGGAGGCCATCTGCCGCGCCGTGGTGGCGCTGTAGCCGGCTCGGATGGCAGCCTGAGTGCCGTTCAGGTCCACCAAGTACTCATCCACGAAGCGCTGCTGCAGGTCGGTAAGTCCGAGCTGTGCGGGTTCAGGCTTGGGTGCTGGTGCTGGTCGAGCTGCCCGGGTAGGCTTCTTCGCCTTCGCCTTCGCCTTCGCCTTCGCCGGCGGAGGCTTCTTGCGCGCAGATGCGCCCGCGGCCTTCTTGGCGGCTGCGGGCTTGGTGGTGGTCTTCTTCGGTGCGGGTGCCTGCTTCTTGGCAGGCTTGCGTGGTGCCATGCGCGCGAGTGTTCCGCGCGCTCCCGAGTCGGTCGAACCCTACAGGGTGGCGTCTACCCAGGCAGGGCGCTCAGAATTGTGGCGATGGATGCGCCAATCTCCAGGGCCTTGGGCAACCCATTCAGCAACGAGCGAACCACTGACCGCTTCGGCGCACCCGACGCGAACTGGCTTTTCACCTCTTCTACAGCCTCAACCGCTTCAGCCTTCTCTTCGTTCGACAGGTTTGCCGTGCGGATGGCAGCCATGATCGTTTCGATCTGCTCCGCAACATCGGATTGGACATGCACCACGTTGATCGAGTTGTCCACCGAGTTGACGTTGACGCGTGCATTGTTGCCGGTCACCGTGTACGTGATGTGCTGCACCGCTGAACGTGCCTCGGGGATGCCCAGCTTCTTGACCTTGATCTGGTAGTGAGGCCCGATTCCAACCGTACCCTTGTAGAACACTGGATCGATGACCTGGTAGGTCTCTTCCGCACCATTCGGGATGGCCCTAAAGATCAAGTCCCCCGGGTCAACGCGATGGTCGGCCTTCATATAGACCATGGAGCTGTCGACGGTGCAAGGAATGCCGCTGACGCGCGTGCCATCCTGCTTCAGAAGGTCTACGGTATCTCGGTTGAACAGCATTTGAGCAGGCCTTTCGCGATCGCGTTGGGAAAGATGAGAAACGCCGAGTCTATGACTGAGAATGAAAAAAGCCCGCTCGGGCGAACCCGGCGGGCGAATCACCCGCAAGGTAGCAGGCGAGGAGACAACTGTCCGGCGAAAGCGCCGGGGGTTCGGTCCATCTGACTACGCACGCAATGCGCGCTGGACCGTGCGGTTCTCGTCCCACCCTGCATCCCCTGGGACAAGCAGGGGGAAATATCCGGAGTGGCTTACCCCCCACTCCAACGTCAGGGCTGACGCCGTGTTCGGGGTCCGTGATCGGCGAGGGGAATGTTCTCGCGCCTTGCCGACTCAGCGAACCCCTACAGGGGGGCGACCGATCAGGTGGCGGTGAGTTCCAGCCCAAAGCGGGCGGCAACGATCGCGCGGCCGACGGCAATGCGCGGCGTGGGGCCCTCAAGCCATGGTCCACCGGGAATGTTCGTGCCCGGCCTGCCAACGACAACAGCGCACCACTGAAGGCCCTTGCCTGGCATCGGAGAGGATTGGATGGCGTAGCGCTCGATGAGCTGCTCGAAGTCGGGCCAGATGCTGGCGAAGGCCTGGGCGCCGAGGGCCTTGGCTACCCAGGATTCCAGCTCTTTGCCGGCGAGTTCGGAGGTCTTGATGTTCACCAGGCCATTTTCGCTGGTGGTGTGAGAGTGGTGGCCGGTGCTGATCTCCGGCTCAAGGTGGCGCGCCTGTTTTCATAGCAGCCGGGAAACCGGCCTAGGAGGTCTGTCCACGCTGGTTCGCGCCCATGCGCCGCGCATCAGCCTGCGCATTCACCATCATCGAAGCGGGCCGGGATTGAAACCGGCTCTTGCAGTCTCACGTCGCCCATCGAGGTGTACAGGGCGCAGGATGCAGGAGGGCACCACCCCTCCGCGTTTTTAACGTCGCAAGCCGTAGCTATTGCCGCTTCGATGATGGCCCCGCTTCCGGGCATCCATGGGGCCGGCGCCTGCTCGCCTCGGCTTTCCCAATCCCTTCCTCCGTCCCTTCACCCGTTGCCCGGGTCGAATGCAGGTAGGTCCGGCAGTCACGCTTCACAAATGTCTGGTTGCGATGGGCAGATTTGAACTGCCGACCACTGGGTTATGAGCCCTGTGCTCTACCAGGCTGAGCTACACCGCGATCGAACTTTGCCCCGTTCGCCGCCGGCGCGCCCGCCCTACAGGGGGTGGCGAACAGCTGGCCCTGGTTCGGATCGATGCGCGCCTCGAGTGCGGTCACCTTGCGGCGCAGTTGCTTCACCTCCTCGCCGAGCTCGGCCGCCAGGATGGCTGCGTTGCGGCCGGTCTCGATCGCGGCGGCCTGGGCAGCGGCGCCGGCCATGAGGTTGGCCAGGGCGCGGTCCTCGCGCGGCGTGAGCGTGAGCACCTCGTCGCCGATCTCGATCTTCACCATGCCATCGGGCATCACCGTCTTCGACATCGGGCGCGCCGCGGGATGCTGGACGGCCGGGACGTAGACGCCGCGCTGCACGCGCAGCAACATGCCGTCGTCGGTCAGCGTGCCCAGCCGGTCGTCGATGACGGTGAGCTTCAGACCCGTGAGCTCGGCGAGCGTCTCCCGAGTCACGATCTGCTCTTGGTTGTGCAGGTCCTGCACGGCTTCGAGCACCAGGGCGGTTGTGGATTTGCGGGCATCGGGCATCGATTGTTCTCCTCGTTAAATTGCATTGGCACTGCTCAAATGAGCGACAGGACCAGCTTGTAGACCGCGATGGTCGCGGCCGCGACGGCAAACAGGGCCGGCCACATGAGGGACATCGATTCCTTCGAATTGATCATCGTGTGTGCCCTTGCTCGCCAGATAAGCGCGCGTTGCCGGGGCACGTCGATGTAGACGCTTCCCTGAATGGTGTTTCCGTGGGATCCGGAGCCCTTGTCATTCCAGTCAGCGCTGGCTTCCACGTTCTCGTTCCCGTTGGACGGGTTTGCGGTACCGCGAACCTTGATCGATACGGCATCAGGGCGACGCCCCAACTGCTCGAAGAGGATCTGGGGTACCACCTGGTTGTAAAGGACGGCCATCTGCGGGTGGGCGCTCTTCGGGTAGGCGCCATCACGGAACCACTTGGCGACCTCGCGAAGGTAGACACGCTGGAAGAGCACCCCGTATCGGGCAATGACGGTGCCCTGAAAAAGCGCCCTGGCCTTCTCGACCTCCTCCGACCAGCGATAGCGCCATGCCATGTAGGTCAGCATCGCCAGCGCAGCGACCCAGACTTTCCAGTCGGACACCTGCACTGCCTGGGCGCCTGCCGCGCTCTTGATCGAGAAGAGTCGCTCGAGCACATCTGGCAGCGACACGTTGAACCACGCAACGCCGATGATGACGGCGCTCGTGACAATGAGATTGCGGCGGATTTTGTCGTCGTCGTCCATGTAGGTCTCCTTCTCCGGGTGGTGCTTTATACGATGTGCTGGACACGAGCAAGCGCCCATTCGGCGGCGCGGCGCTCGCGAGGCGTGGCCGGCTGCATGCCCGCGACGATGTCCTGCCAGATGGCCACCATCCAACGGTGGGCGGCCGCGAAACGCTCGATCTTCTCCGCCGCCGGCGCCGGGCCTTGGTCCAGCCATCGATGGCATGGCGCGCAGCCGTACACGTGCCACTGGTCATCAGCCTTGCGCGCGCCGGCCTTGCCATGCACCGACTGGTTGCTATGGCATGCCACCGTGGTGGCCGGGTCTGGCCGGCAGATGCCGGGCACCGACAGCAGGCAGCGCTGGCCGCGCGCCATCGACAGCAGCGCCGGGTTGCGCTGTGCTTCGGTCTTCGGCGCGCCGCCCCGGAAGTCCGCATCGTTGATCGCAGCCATGCGAACGATGCGGCCTGACACCTGCTGCACGCGGACCAGCACCGTGATGTCCGGGCCCGCGGCCAGGTCCACGCCGATGACCTTGGGCCGTGGGCGCTTGAACGCGGTTCGCTTCAGGGGCGCGCTGCGCTTCATGGCATGACCCGATCACACCAATGGCGCCAGAGGTCGGAAAAGATTGCGCCGCCGAGGAGCTGGCACACGGACTCGTAAGGAACGCTCATGACGTGCGCGATGGTTGGCGCGGCCTGCCTTTGCTCGCAGAAGCGGCGAAACACCTCGGCCGCCTGCTCGTGGGTAATGCCTCCTTCCAGCTGCGCCGCGGCCGGGCTCGGGAACAGAACGACCGTCACGGGCAAACCGCTCCGACGATTTCGCCCGTATCCGGGTCGACCTGCATCCGCTCCCACTGTTCGAAGCTGGCGGGGAACGTCACGCCGAGCTCGGTGGCGGCGAACGCGCTCACTCGGTCAATGAACCGGCTGTAGCCCTTCACGCCGAGGTCCTCGGAGCTGACGCGCACGCGCCGGCGCACCTTCTTGCCCGTGAGAGGGTTCTTGGTCGTGACGGTCTTGTAGCCCAAGTACTCCTCGCGGAAGTGCTCCTTCCAGACCTTGAGTGTGAACTGGGCCCCGTTCGGTCGCGCCTGCGCCGCGATCGTCTTCAGCACCACCCCGTGGTAGTACTTCCGCTGCCGATCGGTCTTTGCATCTTCATGCAGGCGAATCTCGATTTCGAGGCGACGGCCCGCTGCCCACTGCTCCTTGCACCACGGCGCAACGCGCTCGAGGAAGCTGGAGCGGGCCCGCTCCTGGTCGGGCCAAACAACAGTGAGGGCAAGGTCGGTCATCGAGCGGTTCTCCGGTAGGGCCACGCCACCATGGCGGCGTCGCGTTCGTGTTGATTGCTGCGCGTGGCCCAGCGGGTCACGAGCTCGAAGGCTGCCGCGTCCAGCTTGGCGCCCTTGGCGGTCGGGCTGATGCCGTGGGCGGGGATGCCCAGGTCAGCGCACACCGCGGTGATGAGGCTGCACCAGGCATCGACCTGGCCAAGCGAGCGGGCCGTGGCCAGCGCGGCGCCGTAGTCCTTCTTAGACCGGGCGTTCCAGACGCGCCGCTCCAGCCGGCTGTCCTCGAACACCACGCGCGCCGGCATGTAGTGGCGCAGGTTGTGCTCGATGGAGTGCGGCTCGATGGTCTTCAGGAACGTGATGACGCCGCCGTCGAAAGCGGCGAGGCCGGTGCTGGCACCCGGATCGATGCCGAGGATGTGGACCGTCACAGCAGGGCTCCTTGGGGCGAGGTGCGCAGCGCTTCCATACGGGCGGCCGCGGTCTTGACGGCCTCGTGGCCGACCTTCCAGTCCTTGCCCCAGATGGTGCGCAGGGCGGTCTTGTATTCGTCGCGCAGCGTCCCGTCCTGGCGCGAGCGCCAGTACTCCGGCCCGTTGGCGATGCCTCGGGCGAGGCATTCCCGGCAGTTGGCCGTGTAGCCCGGCCAGTCGGCGCGGATGGCTGCCTTTTCGCAGTTCGGGCACGTCATGCTGCGATGCCCTCCAGCAGAGACTCGAAGGAGGCCCAGTCGAGGTGTCCGGTCTTCAGCTTGAGCTCCAGGTCGCATGCGGCATCGATCAGCGACTTGCGCTGCAGGCCGTCGACGAGACGGTCACAGGCCTCCAACCCCGAGCGAAGCGAAGCCCGGCGCGTCGGGTCGATGACCGGCACCCCCGCCTGCTCGTACAGGGCGTTGCATGCACCGCGCACGATGCGCACGTCCGGCAGGTCGTGGTCAATGTCTTCGGCCATGAGCGCGCCCAGCACCACGAACAACACTCGGCCGGCCGCGGCCACGAACTGGTCGCTGTCGTCGCCCAGGATGGCGTGGATCTGCGCGCGCACGGCTGTCGCATGCCACTGTTTCTCGATGAGGGCCCGGGCGATCAACCCGAGCGTGGTGGTACGGCGGCGGGCCATCAGACAGCACCTCCCAACATGCCCAGGCCCATCGGGGCGCGGCGCGATCCGGACCGGATGTGCGCGGAGGTGCCGATGCCGAGTCCCCAGCGCCGATCGAACTCGACCGCGGGAACGGAGCTGCTTCGGATCTCCTGAACCATGTCCTCAGTGATCGGCGACAGCCGGCGTTGTGCCGTCGCAATGCGACGCGATGCCAGCAGCGACTTCGGTTGCCCCTTCTGCAGCTTCGACTGGTGGACCGCGATCAGGCAGTCGGGGTGAACGCATAGTTCGCAGTCGCACTTCACCGTGACCACGCGATCAGCGCGGATGCTGCCGCGCGTCAGCACCCACAGCACCCGACGGACGTTGTAGGCCCGGCCCTTGGCGCCGCCAAGGCGGATCTGCGGGCTGCGGCCGAGGTTGGCGTGGCCCGTCCAGGCGAGGCATTCGCCTTCGGGCTCGGTGTGCTTCAGCAGGCGCGCGAGCGTCAGCTGCTCGAACACCTCGATCTCGGCATCCCAGGGATTGATCGACGGAATCATGCGTGCTCCGGGCTCTGTTCGAAAGCGAGGTCGTTGGCGGGCTGCAGCGCGGCGAAGTGCTCGGCACACGCATCGAGGCGGGCACGTTCGACGGCTCGGTACGGGCGCAGGGCGGCCGCCGCTGCCGGTGCGGCGCGCTGATGCAGCGAGCGCTCGTACACGGCGATCTGATGGAGGTTGCGCTGAGCGGACACCGCCACCTGGGCGATGGTGAATGCAGTGGTCATGCTGGAATTCCTTGTCGTTGCTCCACGGCCCGGCGGACGCGGGCAGTGAATTGGGGGAACGTCTCGCGGTCGACGCTCAGGTCGTGCTCGTTCCACCGACCCAGGCCGAGCTCTACGGCCTTGGCTTCGATGGTCGAACGGTTCTCGTCCCACGGCTTCTCGGGCATCCCGACGCCGGCGGCGATCTGCGCGGCCTCGCCGAGCTGACGCTTGACGATGCCCAGCAGGTAGTTGAAGCCCTTGGGCGGGACCGACTTCGCGCAGATGTCCGCCGCAGCTTGGAAGGTCTCGATGGGCACGCCCTTGGCGATGAGCGCAAGCAGCTCCGGGCTCGACGGGTTGACGTCAGCGACCTTCCGGTCCTTGATCGCGCGGCACACCTCCCCCGCCTTCGTCGGGCTTTGCCCCTCACCCCCCACCGATGCGGCCGTAGTTCGGGCGTGGTGGTGGTTTTCTTCTTTACCAGTACTGGTTCCGGTTCCGGTTCCGGTTCCGGTTCCGGTGCCGTCTCTCCCGGTGTCGCTCCGGGTGTCGTCCTGCTGGCGTCCATCGTCTGTCCCATGGGACAGACCAGTCCTTTCCGCCTCTTTCCGTTGGCGGTACTCGGCCTTCCGGCGGCGCTCCGCCTCGCGGGCGGCCAGCATTTCCAGCACACGCTTCGTCACTGTGTCGTGGTACAGGCGGCCGTCCTCGGCCTCCCACCAGCCGCGCATGAGCTTGGAGCGCACCTTGGCGAAGGTCTTCATCGGCATGCCGATGCGCACGGCGATCAGCTCATCTTCGTTGGGCAGCGAGCCGCAGGGCTCCTGCCTCCATGCGGACAGCCACAGCATCAGGAGCCAAGGCTTCACGTCCGCTGGCGCCAGCGCCCACGTGTCTGATTGCTCGATACGCTCGTGGTCCAGCTCGAAGCGCCAGCCCTTCGCCCGAGTTTCTGCAGGGTATGGAACTGGACGTGTCACGCGGCCTTCCTCTCCTGCTCGTGGCCGTAGTCGCTGTAGTTGGCGGCGACCAGAAGCCTCATGGGCAGCGGACTCACCGAATTGCCGCACATGCGCACCTGCGCCGTCTTCGTCAGCAGCTTGCCGCTGGCCGTGCGGTCGATCGTGTAGGTGGGCGGGAAGTCCTGGGCGTTGTAGAGCTCTCGCGGCGTGAGCATGCGCAGGCAGATGTCCACGATGACCCACGGCTCGCCCTTGAGCCACACGGTGACCAGCGCCAGGCGGTCGTGCGTGGTGATGGTGGTGGCCGGGTCGCGGAGGTCGGCCCACTGGCCGCCCGAGGCGTGATAGCGCATGAGGAAGGCGGCGCAGCGCAGTGCGCCCTCCTCGTGCTCCTTGCCCAGGTGGTACTCGACCAGCGCCTGATGCTCGCCGGCGGCCGCGATCGTGGTCAGCGGATCTCGGGCATCGCGGCCCTCGCTGTTGCGGCGCAACGTGGTCAGGTGCGCTGTGATGAGCTGCTGCTGGCTGCCGCTCGCCGTCACGGCCGAAACCGGCTCGCGGACATCGCGTGCATGCGTAGTGTTGAAGCCGCCGTTCGCCTGCACCATGAATGCCGTCGTCAGGCCATGCTTCTTCCCGCCCGCGGTGACGGTGCCCAGCGCCTTCTGAAGGTCAAGAACTCGCGGCGCCTGGCCATCGCGCTCGCCGTATCCCATCTGCACCAGCACTGCAGCCGCCAGCGCCGTCTCGCCCCCTTTGGCGGTGGTGATGGTGCGCTGCGGCTCCCGCACATCGAAGGCGACGTCCCGCGTGTGCGTCACCGGCACCAGCGTGGGTGCCAGAAGCATCTTGTGGCCGCCCGTCAGCACGGGGCCGATGGGGTCGGACACCGGCCGCGGCACGTTGTTCGCCATGTTGTTGACGATGAACGGCTCCGGGCAGTCCAGTACGAACTTGCGCATGCCGTGCGCGATGCGGCGCATCGTCGCGTCGGCCAGCGGCTTCTTCCGGTTGAAGATGCTCTGGCCCTGGATGCTCCAGTTGATGCATTCGGCTGCCGGCCGGTGGGCCTTCAACTTGCCTGTCGGCCTCTTGGCGTGCGTCTTCTCCGGCCACACGATCGGCAGGCCGTCGCAGCGCGCCACCATGTACAGCCGCGTCCGGGTGCTGTGCGCGCCCAGGTCTGCATTGCAGATCACGCGCCACTGCACCACGTAGCCCATGGCCCGCAGGCCCTCCACGAAGTGCCCCCAGTTGCGGCCGAGCTTCTTCTTGTCAGCCACCAGGAACTGGCGGTGCCGCGGCACATGCTCGCCGGCCTCGGCCACGCGGAACGACTTGCGTTTCGTGACCGGGTCGACGACCTCGTCCAGGGTCACCACGCGCCCGGTCTTCGGGTCGCGCTTGGCGATCAGTGGCGACCATTGCAACATCTGCTCGACGTTCTCGAGCGTGATGACGTCGGGGCGCACCTTTCCCGCCCAGCGATGCACCACCCAGGCTAGCGCGCGAATCTTCTTCGAGCGCGGCTGCCCGCCCTTGGCTTGGCTATGGTCGGTACAGTCGGGCGAAGCATGCAGCAGGCCGACCTGCTGGCCGCGCACGACGGCGAGCGGATCGACCTCCCAGACATCGGCGCGGAAGTGCCGGGTCTGGGGATGATTCTTCTCGTGCATGCCGATCGCATCGGCGTCGTGGTTGACGGCGATGTCGACATGGCGACCGATCGCCTTCTCGATGCCGGTGCTTGCACCGCCGCCGCCGGCGAACAGGTCGATCACCAGCTTGGCGGACAGCGCGAGGATGAACTGAGGGGTCAGCAAGGGCGGGTCTCCGGGAAAAGTTGGGCCTGATCGGGCTGCGGAATGCGCAGCAGCTTCTGGCGCTTGTTGGTGTGGGGGTCGATGCGGAAGCCGCGCTCCTCGAGGTGACCGGCGGCAAGTAGGGAGTCCACGCGGCCGCACACGCCATTGATGGGCATGCGGGCCTTCTGGCTGATCTGTTGGCGGCTGAGCGAGACGCCCGGCCGCTGGAACAAGCGCATGACCTGTTCTTCCTTCGGCGACAGGTAGAACCGCGGCGACAGGGAATGAAAGGCTTCGGCAGAGGTTTCGGCAACGGTCATTCGGCCACCTTCCCGTGCAGCTCGCGCAGCGTTTCGAGCGCTTGCTCGACATTCCGTACAGCAGCTGGCAGCCCGCGCCACGAGGTCATCGGGTCGGCCTTCAGCGCGAACTTGATCGCGTGCACCTGGCTTTCTTCCGGCTGCCACTCGAGCAGGTCGATGCCTGTGGCGTCCTTGAGCTTCGCCAGCTTGTCGACCAGCTCCTGGTGCTTCTCGCCGCGGCGGCGCATTTCTTTGGCGATGCGCTCCTCGACGGTCTTGTCGACCTTCGACAGCGCTTCCTCGGTGGCGCGCTTGACCATGCCCTCCACGTCGCGCACGGGCTTGCGCAGCAGCGCGCCGAGGAAGGTCTTGGACAGCGCGATCGGCTCCAGCTTGGGCGCCGGCTTCAAGTACTTCAGCCTGGCGCCATCGAACTCGATGAAGCCCCAGTTGGTCGGGATCTCGTCCAGCTTCGCTACGCCGGGCGCGGCCAGCAGGAACCAGCGGTCCATGTACTGCATCACCGGCCAGGCTTTCGCCGGCAGCTTCATTTCGCGCTGCCAGTCCGACCGCGAGGTCTTGACCTCGTAGCCGACCAAGTCCATTCCGCGGGACGGCCACAGATTCATCACCACGATGTCGGCGAAGGTCCGCGCGTTCGAGCCCGTGCCGCTCGCCACTTCGAAGAGGCATGCGTAACCGTTGGCCTCGCCGAAGGTGGCAGCCATGTGCTGGTTCACCATGGCCGTGGTGACCTTCCCGCGTGCCGGCGCGTCCGCGCCTACGTCGTCAAGCTGCAGCTGGCTCATGCGGCCTCCTCGCGTGTCGGATCGTTGGCAGCTGTGCGGCGCCGCGGCTCCTGCTCCATGAAGTCGAAAAGGCTGGGGGTCAGTGCGTCGCGCTCGGCCTCGCACAAGTAGTGCACCTGGTCTCGGAAATAGCCTGCGTTGAGCTCGCTTCCGCCGGCGCGGCGCCCGAGCTTGATCGACCGCACGCCCACCGTGCCCAAGCCATGGAACGGGTCGTAGACCAGGTCACCGCGGTTGCTGTAGCGCTCGATCAGACGGTCGACCGTGTCGAACTGCAGCGGGCAGACGTGCTTCTCGACGTTGCGGCTCGACTGCTCGCCGTTGAGGGTTCGCATGCGCACGATGTCGTGCCAGATCCAGGGCGAGTTGCTGCCCGGCGCCAGACACATGAACTTGCGCGGCAGCGCGCCACGCTCATCGAGCTTCTCGCCAATGGCGACGTGGTCCTCGAAGTCGTAGATCCTGCGCAGGCTGTCTTCGGTGAAGTACTTGGCCAGCTTCGCCGGCCCCATCGCCGCCAGCTCCTCCACGGTCAGCAGCCGGTTGCCGCTCGAACGCCAGTGCGCATGCGCATCGATCTGCCAGCGCGCCAGGCTGTAGTCGTCCTTGGACTTCGCCACCGGCTCGTCGGCGTAGCCGCGGGTCAGGTCGGTCTGCGGCTTGAACAGCAGCACGACGTACTCCGGGCAGCCGACGCCCATCTTCGTGCCGTCCTTGCACATTTCGGTGTAGCTCAGGCGATAGGTCTGGTTGTTCTCCGCGACGACATCGGTGTCGATCTGGATCAGACCCAGCTTGTGGAAACCGTGCTTGCGGAAGTGGAAGACCGTCTCCTCGTGGAAGCAGTCCATCGTCGGGCGCCCCAGGCCGGTGACGCTGCCGAAAAGCACGCGGTCCTTGACGTGGATTGCCGCGATTCGCCCGGGCTTCAGGATCCGGTACAGCTGCGGCGTCAGGAAGTCCATCTGCTGCCAGAAGTGATCGTTGCCGTCCGTATGGCCGAAGTCGTTGTAGCTCGCGCAGTACTCGTAGTGGTTGCCGAACGGGATCGAGGTGACGATCAGGTCGACGGAGTTGTCCGGCCGCTCCATCGCTTCGAGGACGGCGTCGTTGTGCGCCACCTCGAAGCACTCACCTTTCACCACGCGGCGCTCGACGCCGATGGTCCTGGCCAGCTGCTCGTGCATGGAGAGGTGGTCCAGCCCGAAGGTGCGCACGAGGTCGGCCATCCGGTGCTGCTGCTCGTCGTGCCGCTGCCATTTCGCCTTCAGGCTAGCAACGACCTCGCGCTCGGCTTCCGTGTGGATGATGTCGATGCGCGCCGGCACCTCGAGCGATCCGCCGAAGCGGTAGACGCGGTGAATGGCCTGGATGAAGTCGTTGAACTTGTGGCCGATGCCCGCAAAGATCTCGCGGTGGCAGTGCCGCTGGAAGTTGCAACCGCTGCCCGCGATGATCGGCTTCGTGGACAGGATCCGGAATTCGCCATCGCTGAAGCCGACGATGCGGCTCTCACGCTCCTCCAGGTCCTGGGTCCCCCACACGCTGACGGCCTCGGGGATAGCCTCTTGCAGCGCATGTCGCTCATCCTCGAGGTCGTGCCAGATGACGAAGTGGTCCGCCGGCGCCTCATTGATCAACTCCTGCACCTTCGCCACGCGCTCGGGGATGGTCGTACGCTTCTCGTTCGCGGTCGCCGACAGGCTCAGCGAGGTGTTCTGGATCAGCAGGCCCTGCCCGACCTTGTCCGTGCCCGCGGCCGAGTAGTCGCTCGGAATCTCGTGCCAGCGGACATCCAGCGCCGGCAGGATGTAGCCGTCGTCGCTGTGGCCGAGGTCGCTGGGCTTCGTGATAACCACGGCCCAGCTGGCCACCCACATCCAGAACTCCCGCTCCTTGTGCGGGTAGAGAGTGAGGTTGCCGGCCTTCTCGCTATCGCGCTGGAAAAAGCGAGTGAGGGCCTGGCCAGAATCCATGATGCCGAGGTAGGCGGCGTAGTGGATCAGCTCCTTGAAGCGGTTCGGGTCCGGCGTGGCGGTGAAGACCGACTTGAACTCGACGGGCGCGAAGGCTGGCAGGAACTCCTGATAGGTCTTGCTGCCATAGCTGCGCAGGACGCTGGCTTCGTCCAGGCCGGTTGCGCGGAAGCGCGCCGGCGTGATGTTGCCCTCGCGCACAGCCTCGTAGTTCGTCAGGTAGATCGTCGCCGGGTCATCGATCTCGCTGTCGCGGCGGATGAAGCGCAGGTCGATTGCGCAGTCGCCGAGGAAGCGCTGCTCGGCCTCGCGGAAGAACTCCTGGCGCACGCCCAGCGGGATGACGCCGAGCCGATAGGCGTCGGGGAAGCGGCTGCCCACCTGGCGAAGTAGCTCCAGCAGCGTGGCTGTCTTGTGGAGCCCGAAGCTGGCAAAGCACGCGCGACTGCCGCCCTTGGCCATCCACTGCACGATGTCGCCGGTGTGCGGCCTCAGAGCAGGGTTGATGGCTTCGCGCGCCACCTCGAAGCCGTTGGCCGGGGCGAGCTTGATCTTGTCGCGAAGGAAGTCGATGTAGCCCATCAGGCGTGACCTCCCCGCTGCGCGAATTCGGGGCCCTCAAAAGGCCCTGTCAGTTTGCGCATCGCGTCGGTACGCTCCCCGTCATGAATCAACTTCTCCGCAACCATTTGTCGCCACGTCTTGCCGTAGCAGGTCAGGTAAATGAAGTCGCGCAGCAGCGTGGCGGTGTCGGTGTTGCTCAGAGCGCAGTGACGACGGAATACCTCGTCAGTCGTCTGGTCAACCTTGGTCTTCAGGTCCTCGGTCAGCTTTCCGAGTGGCCCGGCGATGCCGCGGGCGAAGGCCGGCTCTTGGTCTTGGTCGATGGTGGACATCTCGAACTCGTGGTGGGGGTGAAGTGGTCAGCCGATCGGCTGCAGGTCGGCGACGCGGGCAGCGAACACGTCGCGGAAGACGGTGTGGCGCCAACTGCCTTCGGGGAACGGGTTCGCCAGGGCGAGCTCTTCGCCCCGCTCGGCAGCCTGCGCGGCGATGTCGGCGACCTCTTCGTGGCTCAGTGAGGAGAGAGGCTTGACGTGCATCACGCGGCCTCCTTCGACTGAGCAGCTGGCAATTGCTGCGCGAGTGCCGCCAACTTGAGAGCCTCTTCGGCACCTGCCGCCACCTTCCCTGCTTCCCAGCGCGAAATCTTGGATTGCGCGATGCCGGTGCGCCTGGCAATTTCGGACTGCGACAGCGTGGCGCGAAGCTGTCGGATCACCGCTTGAATTTGGGTCATGCAGTGATTATGCACTTCTGCATTGCTATTTCAAGCAGTATTGCATTAAGTATTTCTGCATAGTCGAGGCATGGACGGAGTCACCCTCTTCAACAAGCTCCTGGCGAAACGTGGACTAAACCCGACGTCGCTGGCCGCCGCTATCAAGCGCCCGACTGCTCAGTCGGGCTTCGACCGCTTCAAGAAGGGCGACATAAAGCAACCTCGGCGAACAGAAAGTTTCGACCTGGCCGCGCGCTTCCTGGGCGTCGATGCGCTCGCCTTCTATGACGAGGACTTGGCGGAGCGCGAGTGGGCGCGCGTCGAAGGAAATGCTCCGGAAGAAGGACTTCCCAGCGCCCCACCTGCATCTGCGCCGCACGCTGATGCAGGGGAAGTTGTGATCGTCCAGTACGAGGTCAGCGGCGGCATGGACACGCGAGGAAAGCTGCTGCTCGAAGCCGAACCGCCAGGCATCATCAAGAGCTGGAGAGTGGATCGCGAATGGCTGCAGCTCAATGTTCGCTCGTACACCAGCCTAGCGAACCTCTGCATCGTCACGGGGTTCGGTCCCTCGATGAAGGGGATGTTTAACCCGGGCGACCCGCTGCTGATGGACCGCGGCGTGAATCGCGTCGACCACGAAGGCGTGTACTTCTTCCGAGTGGGCGATGAGGGCTACATCAAGATCCTGCAGCGCGTCCCCGAGTTCAATGGGCCCGGCTTTGTGTTGCGCGTGATCTCGAAGAACAAGGACGATTTCCCCCCCTACGACATCTCGCCCAAGAACCCGCACCTTCACATCATTGGCAAGATCCTCACCGTCTGGAAGAGCGAGCAGTACTGACTTCTGCCCCCGGTCACAAGGCCCGCCGCGAGCGGGCTTTTTTACGCGCCACGCAACAGGGGCGACCGATTCCCCGGAAAAACAATGCACAAGTGCATTGACACTTCAATGCAGTTCTGCATAATGCACTTCGCGGCCACCGAACGGCACGCGAGGAGCGCAAATGCAAAACAACCCCGGGCGAACCGCCCACGCCAAGCCGGCCGCCGTAGCGCCGCCCGGCGCCGACTTCACTGAAGAGCAGCTGATCGCCTTCGACCGCGCCTATGCGGTCGCCAAGGACACGGGCGCCCTGGACCAGATGCGGGTCGCGGCCGCCGTGAGCCTGGATCTCTCCCACAACCGCTCGGCGAGGCTGGCATGAAGGCGGTCCTGCAAGCCCAGCTGCTGGAAATTCAGCGCCAGATTGCCGCCATGCGGCGCCGCTACGCCGAGGTGCGCCGCGAGCGCTCCATGGCACCACTCGAGTGGTGCGCGGCATGAGCACGCAGCACACGCCGCAGACGAAGCTCGTCTCGATGAACCTCGGCGGCAATCTTCACGACGTCGCCCGGTATCTCACGAAGTTCGGTCTGTCCGACTTCTTCGTGCAGGCGGAAACCAGTGGGTTCAACGCCACGATCCTGCTCCGCTTGCCGATCGACTGGCCCCTGGACGGGCATGGCCCCCTGCCGGCCTCGGGGAGCACCAGCCATGGCTAAGAAATCCGCCGCCAAGCGCATCGCGCGCCTCGAATCCGTCTGCATCGGCGCCGGGTTCCTGCTGCGTCAGCTGCAGGCCCGCTACGGCGCCGACTTCAGCCACGGCATGCACACGCAGGTCGGCCAGTGCCTTCGCGACTGCCAGCAGATCGAAGCTGCACGCACCGAGCGGGAGGCCCGCGCGGCCGCTGCCGCGGCGCCGGAGGTCGCAGGATGAGCACCACACCGAAGCTCGGCATCGTGCTGACCATGAAGCTCCGCACGGGCGGAATGGTGATGGACTACAAGGGCGGCATCGCTGACGGCCTTGAGCTGGCGTTCTCGGCGCTTCACGACAAGCCGAAAACGCGAGCCAAGCTGCTCGCGAGCCTGACGCAGCAGCACCAGCGGATGCTCGGCAGCGAAGCCCAGGTTGCCGGTCCCGAGGAAGGGACCCCGTCGTGAGCATCACGCGCCGCACCCTCATGCAGCACGCAGTCGACTGGGCGCTGGGCACCCTCGCCTGCTTCGGCCTGCTGATGCTCATGGCATGGATGGACTGCAGAAAGGCGGAGGCCGACGCGCTGCGCCTGTCCATCGCCGAGTCCAACGACCGAGCCGCCCAGCTCGCGACCGCGAAAGGTCCGCGATGAATCGCGCCCGGCTCCGCCTCGCCCTCGCCGACCCGCACATGGTGGTCACCGCCGCCTGCGCGCTGGCCGGCCTTTTCGTCATCGCCCTCCTCATCTACGAAAGGATCGCATCGTGAGCGTTCGCCTTGTCCATCCGCCGCGCCCGCAGGCCGGCACCAGCGCCGCACCGAACGGCTTCCCGCCAGCAGCCAACGACGATTCCATCGGCGGCCTCTGGTTTCCGTCCACCAGCCGCGACAACCTGATCGTCGCCGGCCTGGTCCTGCTGCTCATCCTCGCCGCGGTGCTGCTCGCCCTGTACGGAGACGGTGCGAAGGGCTCCTGGCTCGCTCTCTGGGGAGCCACGAAGTGACTGCCGTGCTCGCCCAAGAAGACCAGCCGGCCTTCGCGTCGCGCCCCTCGGTCGTCCTGCCGCCACGCAACGAGATTGCGACTGTGCTGCACGCGATCACCGCCGCTGCCCACGACCCCAGTGTCGACATCGACAAGATGGAGCGGCTGTTGAGCATGCACGAGCGCATGCACGCCCGCGCCAACGAGCAGAAGTTCAACGCGGCGATGACCAAGGCCCAGGCCGCGATGGGCCCGATCTCGGCCGACGCGGTCAATCCGCAGACCCGCAGCACCTACGCCAGCTACGCGCAGCTGAACCGCGCGCTGCGTCCGATCTACACGAAGAACGGCTTCGCGCTCAGCTTCGACACCGACGACAGCCCGAAGGAGAACCACATCCGCGTGCTCTGCTACGTGTCGCACGCGGCCGGGCACATGCGCACCTACAAGTGCGACATGCCGGCGGACGGCAAGGGCGCAAAGGGCGGCGACGTCATGACGAAGACCCACGCCCAGGGCTCGGCGATGACGTACTCCCAGCGCTACCTGCTGAAGCTGATATTCAACGTCGCCATCGGCGAGACCGACGACGACGGCAACGGCGCGGGCCGCACCCCGGGCGCAGACGACATTCGGCAGGCAACCGAAGCCGACCGGCTCGCAGACGGACTGTTCCAGCGCCTCCAGCAGACCAAGACCGACGCCCAGGCCGCAGCCCTGTGGGCGGAGGGTTGCGTCGCGCTGGCGGAGACGAAGCGCCGCGACCTCTACGACGAGTTCAAGGAGTCGGTGATCACCCACCGCCGGAAGCTGAAGGCAGGAGGTCGCTCGTGATCCTGCTGAACCATCCTCAGGGAAGCGAAGACTGGCTACGCGCGCGCTGCGGCGTGGCCACGGCCTCGCGCTTCAGTGAGGCTCGCGAGAAAGTCGGCGGCCTGACCGAGCAGCAGCGCCTGTATGTCGATGCCCTGATGGCCGGCATGGCCGAGCCCGATGCTTGCGCGAAGGCCGGCTACAAGAAGAAGCCCAGCGCAACCGCCGTCACGAAGGCACTCAACGGCGAGCCCATCGAAGAGCCAGGCGCTGCGGCGATCAAGTACGCATGGCTCGTTGCCATCGAGACCATTAGCCGCGAGCCGCTCGACGACACGTTCGTCACCTACGCGATGCGCCGCGGGCGGGATCTCGAACCGCGTGCGCGCATGGTCTACGAGAAGCGTACCGGCGCGCTGGTCGAAGAGGTCAGCTTGATCCTGACCGACGACGAGCGATTCGGCTATTCGTCGGACGGACTGATCGACGACGACGGCATGGTCGAAATCAAGTGCCCCCTCGCCTGCGACAAGCTGGGGCAGGTCTGGGCCAGTCCGGAGACCGCGCACCTCGAATACATCGACCAGATCAACGGCGGTCTCTGGATCACCGGGCGCCAGTGGTGCGACCTGGTCGTGTATTGCCCCTGGCTGGAGCCTGTCGGCAAGGACCTGTTCGTCAAGCGCATCTACCGCAACGAGGACGCCATAGCCGCTCTCGAAGCGGACTTGATCGGCTTCATGCGGCTGGTGGACAGCCACCTCGAGGTGCTGCGCACACCCACCAAGATGTCCGGTGCCCCCAAGGTCGCCCCGACCGACGCGCCCGCGCCAGCGAGCGCCCCCGCCCCCTCCCCTACAGCGGCACCTGCTGCCGCCGCCGAACTTCCCCTGTTCCCCGATCCCGCCACGCCCCCGCGCGGCGGCCACGCCGTTGTCGACAACCCGTTCTGAGAGGTCCCATGTCCGAACTGAGCACCCCCACTTCCACTGAAGTCAGCACCCAGCCCACGACGATCGCCCAGGCGGCGCTCGCCCTGTTCTCGCCGCTGGAGAACGACATGCAGGTCCTGGCCACACGCCATCGCGACGTCGTCTTCGACATGAGCACGCCGAAGGGCTTCAAGGCCGCCAAGGATGCGCGCCTCGAGCTCCGCGAGTCCGGCCGCTTCGCAATCCAGCGTCTGCGCGACAAGACGAAGGACCAGCTCAACGACTGCAAGAAGGTCATCGACGGCGAGGCCACGCGTCTGATCGCCATCGTGGAGCCGGTGGAAACCTTCGTCGACGAGCAGATCAAGGTGCACGAGAAGAAGCTCGCCGACGAAAAGGCTGAGCGCGAACGCATCGAAGCCGAGCGCACGCAGAAGCACCTGGACGCGATCGAAAAGATCGAAGGCTACATCGCCAAGGCCGAAGGTTTGCCGATCGCACGCATTGAAATCGGCCTGGCCTACGTGCGCGAGATCGACGTCAGCGAGGCTGTGTTCGAGGACTTCGCGCCGCGGGCTGCCGCGCAGAAGGAAGCGACCATCCGAGCGCTGGAGAAGAAGATCACCGAAGCGCGCGAGCGCGCCGCCGCCGAGGAGCAACGTCTGGAGAACGAGCGGCTTCGCGCCCAGCTCGCCGACCTGCAGCGCCAGCAGGCCGCCGCCCCTGCCGCCGCGCCGGAACCGGCGCCTGCTGCCGCCGTTCAAGACCCCGCGGCCGAGCGACAAGATGCCCCAGAACCGGCTTGCCCGGCCCCTGCGGTCGCGCCACGCCCTGCCGGCCGCGTGACCGCTGCCACGGATCCTGCACCGGCCACCGCGCCGGTCCGTCAGTTCGAGGTGGGCGCGATCGCTGCCAACGACGCGGGCACGGCCAGCACGCCCACGCTGCGCATCGGCGACATCGCCGCGCGTCTCGGCTGGACCATGACCGCCGAGCAGCTGCGCAGCCTGGGCATCGAGCCTGCGGCCCGCGAGCGCGGCGCCACGCTGTACCACGAGCACCAGTTCCCCGAGATCTGCGCAGCCATCGCGAACCGCGCCAACGAAGCCGCCGCTGCCCACGCGCAGCGCCTGGCCGCCTGAACTCCGACCACTCCGAGGAGCAACCATGCCCATGACGAAAGACTCTCTCGCAGCCCTGTTGAATGGGCGCGAGTACTGCAAAGAAATCACCGCCGAGGAAGAAGCCGAAGCGAAGGCCAACGGCCTGCTGGTCATCTTCGGCGCCAGCGATGACCTGACGGAGTTGCGCGGCGCGCTGCACGACGAAGCCGGCACCTACGGGAGCGCCACCCTCCGGATCGACGCCAAAGGCTTCGTGCCGGACTGGGACAGCGTCGACCACGACGACGAGGACGCATGCGCCGACTACTTCGCCCGCAAAAACGGCGGCTTCGAGATCAACGCCAAATGGGCCGAAGGCGACTACTCCTGGGTCATCGAGACGTCCGCACCGTGCGCCACCTTCGACATCTTGGATGACGGCGAGAAGTACTGCCGCGGCATCGTCATTGACCTGGCCGAGATCGCCTCCTGACTGCACCACTACCAGGAGCACCTGTGTCCAAGACCCACACCCCAGCCGAAGACGGCGCCGAGCTGATCGTCATCGCGATGAAGCCCGTTCAGTCGCAGCAGATCGCTTCCATCGGCTACGACGCCGACAGCAGGACCCTCGCCGCGACGTTCACGCGCGGGCCCGGCACCGTCTACCAGTACCCGAACGTGGACGCGAAGGTGTTTGCCGACCTCATGACTGCCGACTCCCTCGGCTCCTACTTCGGCAAACACATCAGGCCGCTGGCCTGCAAGAAGTTCGCGCCGCCGGCGGCCGACTGATCAATTTTCGGGCGACTCGCCAGTCGGTTCACCTCCTCCCTCCCTCCTCCATTCCCGACTGGCCCGCGTGAGCGGCGCCCTCTTTTCTTCACTCCACACGAGCGAAACAATATGAGCGAGAACACCAAGATCGAGTGGGCCACCCACACCTTCAACCCCTGGGAAGGCTGCCAGAAGGTCGGCCCCGGCTGCGACAACTGCTACGCCGAGACGCGCAACGCGCGGTTCGCCGGCGGCCAGGCCATCAACTGGGGCCCGGGCGCGCCGCGGCGCCGCACCAGCGCCACCACCTGGAACCTGCCCCTGCGGTGGAACGCGCAGCACAGCTCCTTTTTCATGCAGCACGGGCATCGCCAGCGCGTGTTCTGCGCGAGCCTGGCCGATTGGCTCGACAACGCCGTCGACATCGAATGGCTGGTCGACCTGCTGGGCCTGATTCGCCGCACGCCGGATCTCGACTGGCTGCTGCTGTCGAAGCGGATCGGCAACTGGCGTGGCCGGCTGGAGGCAGCGGCGGAATGGCTCCGCGAGGGGCTGGCCACCGCCTCGGAAGAATCCGTCGCGCTGCTGCGCTGGATCGAGCGCTGGCTGGCAGGTGATGCCCCGACGAACGTCTGGCTCGGGTCCACCATCGTGAACCCGGTGGAAGCCGACCGCGACGTCCCCAAGTTGCTGGCGACGCCGGCGCGCGTGCGGTTTCTGAGCATGGAGCCGCTCCTCGGGATGGTGAACCTGACCGTCATCGACGTGGGCGGGCACGGCGAGATTTACCCGCTGCACGGCACCACCGGCTGCGAAGACGACGATGGCAACCCGATGCCCGACCTGCCGCGCATCGACTGGGTGATCGTCGGCGGCGAAAGCGGCCCGGGAGCGCGCCCCATGAACCCTGACTGGGCCCGCAGCCTGCGCCACCAATGCAACGCAGCGGGCGTGCCCTTCCTGTTCAAGCAATGGGGCGAGTGGGGGGAGGAGAGCTCCATCGAGCAGACTGGGCGTGCTCAGCATGGTTGGTGGGAGGCGGATCGGGCGGATGGCGGCGTGCCGCGGCATGAGTGGCCTGGCCCGATTCAGCGCGGCGTGGAGCTGGCATCGCTGCGGCCTGAGGTCTTCCGGGTCGGCAAGAAGGCCGCCGGCCGCCTGCTGGACGGCCGCGAATGGAACGAGGTGCCCCATGGCGCCGCCTGAATTCGTGCGCGCCACCCCGCTGCGCGTGCACCGCGTATCGCCTGTAGCCGATGTCGCGCAGAAATCGCCTCAGGGCGATACGCGCGAGCTGCCGATCCTGTTCTCCGCGCCCATGGTGCGCGCGCTGCTCGACGGCACGAAGACGCAGACGCGGCGCGTGATGAAGCGTCAGAAACAGCATGCGTTTACCGATTACACGCTTTTCGGGCAGCGTGGGCATCCGGACGACGAGGCCGCGCGCCGCGGCGGATGGGCGCAACCGTGGGTAGCCATCGAGCATGCGCCCGATTGGCCGGACGGCAAACAAGACCAATGCCATTGCCCCTACGCACGAAAACGAGGCGACCGGCTGTGGGTACGCGAGACGCACTTCGCGTTCGGCCGCTGGGAGACGCGCTACAGCGCAAAGAAGCGCCGAGACGAATGGCACTTCGTGGACATGACCGTCGAGTGCGGCAAGACCTACCTGTACGGCGCCGACCATCCACACCCGCAGCCGCTTGCAGGCAAGCGCGATGGCGGGGTCACGCCCAAGTGGTGGAAGCGGCCGGCGATCTTCATGCCGCGCGCGGCCAGCCGCATCGACCTCGAAATCACGGACCTGCGAGTCCAACGCCTGCAGGACATCAGCGAAGAGGACGCTATCGCCGAAGGCGCCCAACTCCACGACGGGCTAGGCGTCGGCCACACCGGGTATCGCCACGACGGCCACGATGGCTTCGTGTGGGCCACGGCCAAGGCGTCGTACATGCGCCTGTGGGAGCAGATTAACGGCCCCGACAGCTGGACCTTGAACCCTTGGGTATGGGCCGTGACCTTCCGGCGCGTGTTCGCCGGGGACTCTTCTTCCATCACCACGAAGGAGAACACATGAAGCGCACCGCTCACCTTTCGGCTTGCGGCACCTACCGCTGGACCCTCACCCGCACCTGGGACGAGCGCCCGGTCCTGCTGGTGTGCATGTTCAACCCCAGCGACGCGGACCACGAGATCGACGATCCGACCATCACGCTGGTCTGCCACATTGCCAGCCACAACGGCTTCGGCGGCGTGGTGGTCGTGAACATGTGCCCGCTGCGCAGCTCTGCGCCCGGCCGCGCCTTCGACATGCTCGACCGCTCGCAGGTCGACGGCGACCTCGAACTCCGCGCCATTCTGTGGAGAAACCTCGCGCTCATCGAAAAGGAAATGGACGCCGCTAGCGCCGTGTTGCTGGCCTGGGGCGCGATGGGCCACCGCGCTGGCGACTGGTGCTCGGCCACGCTCGGAGCCGTGCGCGACCACTGCCAGCACAAACCGGTCTACGTGATCGGCAAGTGCGCCAACGGGCATCCGAAGCACCCGTTGGCCCGCGGCAAGCACAAGGTCCCGAAAAACGCCCCACTTCTGGCTTGGAGCGATGCCCTATGACATTCGATCTCTTTTCGGAACCGGGGCCGCCCGCAACAGTGCCGACGCCTGCTCCCGCGGCGGCGCCGTGCAACGAGCGGATTGCCTATCCCATGGAGCCCATCGGCCTGAACCGCTGGAGCTACAGGGGCGAGGTCATCGTGTTCGACAGCCGTCGCGCCGAGGGCTCCCCGCTGGGCCGGTGGCGCACCGTCGAAGGCATCGGCCTGCCGGTGCTGCACAGCGACGACCGGGCGGCCGTGTGCCGCGGAATCGACGCGCGCCTCGATGCGGGGTGCTCGCCTTGAGCTGCCGGGACATCCTCATCGCGGCAATGCCGGGAACCCAGGCGCAGCTGGCCCAGCGCGCCCAGCGCAGCATCAAGACCGTGAGCGTTGAGCTCGCCGCCCTGGTGCTGCTCGGGCGCGAGGCCCATATCGGCGACTGGCTTCGCCAGCCGCGCGGCGGCAAACCGATCGCGATCTACGTCGCGGGCCCAGGCGCCAATGCGCCGCGGCCCCCGCTCACGCCCGGAGCGCTCTACACGAAGCGATCCCGGGTTCGCAGCGGCTTCGAGTCGTCGGGAGGCTTGGCTCGAGCATGACCCGCACGTACAAGGTGAAGGGCGAGGATGCGTTCGGCGTTGAGCTGGAGCGCACGGGCGACCTGGTCCACCTGCGCACCCACACGCCCGGTTGGCCCTTTCCATCGGAGCGCACGCTGCCGCGCGAGGCGCTGGTGTGGATGTGCGGCGACCCTGAGCCAGCGCCCGTGCCGGCGGCGCAGGAGGCTAGCGCCCCATGACCTCAATCCTCCTCGAGGTCGAACTCCATCTGCGCCTGCCTGATGACGCGGGCAATGTCTGGACGGTGCTGGTCGCGATCGCGAAGGATCGGCACCGTCCACGTCGGGCCGCCTTCGCCCCCATCCATCCACCGCACGCCGCCGACATGCACGTCGGTGACCTCACCTGCCAAGCCTGGCAGCGCCTCAATGCGCTCAATCAGGATCTGCTGCAGCTGGCGGGCGGTTCGACCTGTCTTTTTCATTATTCGAGTATTGCATCGTGAGCACCGACCCCAATCGCCCGGACATGAGCGACGAAGAAATCGATGGGCTCTGCGAAGGGCTCACCCAGAACGCCGCCAAGGTGCGGCACCTGCGCCGCCTCGGGCTGCGGGTCGACCGCCGCCCGAACGGGCGCCCGCTGGTGGCGCGCGTCGAATGGGCCCGCCTTTACGGGCCGAAGGCGACGGAAGCGCCGCCGGCAGCCAGCAATGGCCCGCGCTGGAAAACACCAGCGGGAGGTCGCTGATGGCCAGAACGCGCGACCGCGCCTCGGCGGCCGGCCTGCTTCCAAGGATGGAGGCCCGCCCCTGGTCCGACGGCAAGACGATCACTTACCGATTCCATCCGGTGGGGGGCAAGCCGATCAGCCTGGGCACAGACCTTTCGGTGGCGCTGCGCAAGGTGCTCGACATGAACGGCGGCGCGCCGGGCGACGGCATGGGCACGCTGAAATGGGTCTGGCAGCGCTTTCAGGAGTCGCCCCGTTGGAAAAAACTGACACAGGGGACCCGCAACGACTACGCGCTGGCTTGGAAGCAGATCAACGACCGGCTCGGCCACATGCACATGACCGAGATCAGCACCACCGTGGTCGCGCGCTATATCCACATCGAGCGCGCGGGCTCTCCCAGGCGCGCCGACATCGAGAAGAGCCTGCTGTCGCGTCTTTTTGGCCACGCCATCAAGCTGGGTGTGTGCACGATCAACAGCACGATCGGCGTGGAGCCGCACGGCAGCGAGGCCCGCACCGAGGCGCCGGATACGGCCGTGCTGGCCAGATTCCTTAAATGGCTGGCCGAGCAGACCCCGCAGCGCCGCATCATCGGCATGGCCGCGGAATATGCCAGCTTGGCCGGAAACCGGAAAATCGAATTCCTGCCGCTCACGTGGCCGCAGGTCGACCGCGTGGCGGGAGAAATTCGCGTCTTCCGGGCAAAGCAGCGCGGCAAAAAGCGCGAGCGGATCGTGGAAATAATTGCGATCACGCCGGCACTTGGGGCCCTGCTGGACCGCCTACAGGAATTGCACAAGCAGCGCGGCGTGGACTGCCTTTATGTGTTTCCCACCCGCGATAACAATGCCTACACTGCGCGCGGATTTAAAACGCTCTGGCAGCGCTGCGTAATTCTGGCAATTGAAAAAAAGGTGTTGGCGGAAAGCGACCGATTCACCTTCCACGACCTGCGCGCCTACTACGCGACGCTGCACAAGCAGGTGCACGGCGAATTGCCCGATTTGCACACCAACCCCGCGACGACCGCAAAGGTTTATGACCGCAATAGAGAGGTGAAGCGCTCGGCGCTGTGA